ATGGACGAATCCAAAACCGCGGCCATTGTCGAAGCCACTAAGCTGGCGAAACCTGTTGTCGAAGCGGGCCTCGACCTCTTTGAGTCACTCGTTGGCAATCCATGCCGAATTGCGGGAGGGATGTTAAGCGACCACATTTATGCGTGGCGACTGATGAATCGGATTCGCATTCTTGACCGAGTAGCAAAGCGGTTGAAAGGAAGGGTAATTGACCCGAAAACGATGCCTGCCGGCTTCCTGATTCCTCTTTTAGATGCGTGTGGCGATTCGGAGGATGAAACTCTACAGGAACTTTGGGCTGGGTTGTTAGCCGGCGCGGCGACCAATGCTGACAATCAAAGCCCAATCTTCATCCGAGTCTTGCGAGATTTGAGTGCAGACGACGCGAAGTGGTTTCTCGACGCAAGCACTCGTCCTGATCCTCTGGAATCTGTGCGATCCTCGGACTCCGAATCTTTTCGTATTGAACATGTCGAACGTCGCCTTGAGGTGGTCGGGCTGTTGAGTATCGATCACATTTACCATCTCGACGAACCTCTGTTCGAATTACGCAAGGAAGTCAGCCAATTTGGGCGGTTGTTCCTCAGCGCAGTTTCTCATTCCCCTCCGGCCAAATGACTTCCATAGCGGCTTTCTCCGCATCGGCATAGAAGTCCAAAGTCGTGTTGATGTCCGAATGGCGCATCATGCGACGTAGGACTTGGGCCGGCACTTTCAGCATCCACCGGCTCCCAAAGTTGCGCCTCAGATCATGTAAGGTGGCCCAACCATCTTTGCTATTCCCCTTCACTGCCGCCTTGCTCGAGATCTTGTCGACGAAATCGCGTGAGACTTCCTTTTCGCTCTTGGGAATTCCGTGGATAATCGGACCGTCGGGAACCCCATCAGGGAACATCAGGCGAAGTAACGCATCAAGCTCGGGGGTTACGAATACCGTGGCACCTTCATCGCGCGCCTTATTCTTCGGAATGTCGATCGTGTGTGCCTTGAGATCGATATCTCGGCCGCGGACAGCCATCGCTTCGCAGCGGCGCATACCGCAATTCCAAGCGAATGCGATGAGCATCTTCCATCCGTTGTTCGGAGCCTTGAGAAGAAGCCTTTCAAATTCTTCAACAGTGATGCGCGACGCATTTCGAATCTTGACCTTGTTCGTTCCTTTCGGAAGTTTTGGCATGATGATCTTCGGCATGCGATGGATGAGACCTTGGTCTTGCGCCCATCGGAAAGCCGCTTTCAAGTATGCCAGGTTGCCGTGGATGGAAGCCGGAGCTCGTCCAGCTTCGCGCAATTTGGTGGCATAACCGCTGAAGGTTCTTTCAGTGACCGCGCCAAGATTCTTCGGCTTCATACGCGAATCGAAGTCGGCGAATACCGTCTCGACTTTTGAGAGCGTGTTGGGCGGAGCCCCACCGAACTTCTCGGTGACATAGATTTCTCTGAATCGTTCCCACGAGAGGTTCGAGCGATCATGGTACAAATCGTTATTGAGCTCGTACTCGTGATCGCTTCGCTGTTGTTCAGCCTCCTCCATGTCTGATGTCTTGGTCGACTTAGACCGCCGCCGGCCGGTGGCAGGGTCTATCCACTGCAACATCAGATTGGGGCGATCTTTGAACCGCTGAATCCAGACATGAATTCGATCCGACATGACGAAAATATCTCATCTGAAGGTTAAAGGAGGTGCCTGCCTGCTCCTCTCTGCGAACAACAGGCAGGTCAAGTGGACAAGGCTCAAACCTTGTCCTTGACAGTGTTGAATATCTCGATCGCTCCTTCGACGAACCCACGGGCAAATGCTGCCGTCACTTTATCCGCGTTGATGCCCGCGATCGCCTCCCAGCACTCTTTGACGCGATCCCAATCCGGCCGGTAGCCGTCATCGTCTAAGACGCTGACGATGCGCTCCGCGACATCCGAATCGCTGCCGACCTCGTCCCAGAAGCTGTCATCCGCAGAACCAAATTCAAGATTCAGCGCGACAAGACATCTCCATTCGGCCTCTTTCTTTGCCCATTCAGTGCCAGCCTCCATTCCACTCCGGCGATCCTCTTCAGCGGATGCTTCTTTGGACTTTCTCAAACGGTCGATGACATTCTCCATTTAAGATCTCACTTTCTGCTGTTGCCCGATTGCAATACGACGGTTACACAAATCGCGCGTACAATCGGAATTCAAACTCATCTACTTCCACTTCCTCCCCCCGCCATACTGGCGAGAGGAGAATCATCACCAGGGAACGCCTTGCCCTGATTTGATTCGAATGGGGTTACCTCCTTCTTCAATGGCCCACCGTGGTAAGACCGAGGTCGACGTGTTCTCCGCTTCTCGGCTGCAAGATTAGGGACTCAAAAGTCTTGGCGATAGAGCGAGCTTTACCATTCATGAGTAACCTGCTCGCCTTCATATCTTGTGATCGATTGCTCATCGCCATATCCACTGACGAGCAGGTCTATATCCCCGTCGTCTGAAGTTAGCTTGTTTTGCCATTCCGCTCGGTCTCGACGAAGAATATGAAGGACCATGGCGACAGCTTCAAGGCGCGCATGATGTCGATGGCCTTCAGTTTGGATTAGATGTTCGACGACTTCCGCTTGAATCGGCTTTCGATTAGCTAATTTCCAAGGCAGGTATTTCGAGTAGAAATCATGCATCATGACGGAATAAGTGCAACACATGATGTCGTCGCTGTCATATTGCTCATCGTCAATGACAATGGTTAAGCCCTTACGTATCGCATTGCATAATTTCAACATCTTGTCTGCGTTAAATGTGACTCGTTGAGTGATCATCGAACGTTCCTTTATGTCTCCCGGGGAGAAAGAATCCTCGTCCCACAACTCTGACCATCGAACAACTTCACGATGGAGAACCTGAACGCAATCGATCGGGAGTTTCTTCCCACGGTGCTATCGGCTCAACGCGGAATCGTTTCGACGCGTCCGTGTACACGATGAATTCGCCCGACGACTCAAGGAACTCTTCCGGCAATGGTTTTCCCAATTCCATCGCTTCGAAGTATCCAGCCATCTGAAAACATGCTGCGGCCGTTTCGCCGATCGAAACATCTATATCGTCGTACTTCGACCTTTTGTCCTCGTCCGAAGAGTCCGGATGATGAAATAACAGGAGGCGCAGACAAGCCGCGGAAAGATGATAGAGGTGTTCGCTTGGCAATGGTTCCACGGTTTCGTCATAGCTTTTGAAGAGATCACGATCGAATGATACACGGATCATCATTGCACCTCCGAAGTGATGGATTGGTTCGTGAGTTGTTTGAGCCCAACCACAGACTTTCCTGGAACAGAGCGACCCATAGTGGGATCCGATGTTTGGGTAATCGATTGATTGACGTTCGGACGCGGTATTTGATCTGCGACTCGGGATATACCGATCACGCGCGGATCCAGATAAGCTAATGTGGTCGATCGATTCTGGTGTCCTAAGTCCTCTGTGGCACTTCCAGGCGCCACTAACTCGCCGTAAGTGGCGCGACTTCTTCTGATGCGGTGAAACAACCTCTCGTCTGCGTTCAATCCAGCGCGACGCAAAATGACTTTGAAACGAGTATCAAGCGTTCGCATGCGCGAAACTTCTGACTGATCATACGGCCATTCGAAAAGGTATCTGCGTTCCGGATTCCAGATTCGCTTGATTGCTTCGACACACTGTTCACTCACCGCACACCATTGGTCGCGATTCTGCTTTTGAAACTCAGCAGGAACACGAAAGGCGCGGTAAGTCAGATCGACATTCTCACGGGGAACATGGAGAAGAGCACGTTTCCGGCATCCGGAGTCATACATGCAAAGAATGAATGCGAACCACCAATCAGCGGCAGGAACCGCGCCGATCCATCCTTGCTCTTGAAGGCAAGCGTTTAAGATGGCCGCGATCTGGGCGACCGTCCAACACGTCTTGAATCGCTTGGGCTCTTTAATTCGCGTCCGACACGGTTCGAGACATCTAAAGCCGGAATGACGAGCCTGTCTCCAAATGCATCCTATGTGACGTATTCGGCCATTAGTTGTCGACCGACTAAAACGGAGCTGCGTTCCCAATCGGACGATATCGGCGATTAGTTGCGGTGACAAATCTTTGATCGTCACTTCCCGGCCGAATGCCTTTGTCGCGAAGCGGACCGCAACACGATACTGCTCGATCGTCAATTCGCGCGCGGCGAACAAACGTTCCGGGACGTAGTGATCCTCAAGGTATTGCATCAATGAGATAGATGAGTCGTCGAGAGAACGCAGATCCTTTCGAGATCGGTCGAAGTATGCCTCATCTTCGATAATGACTGATGGTTGCTGAACCGCTCTCGATTCATTCGTAATGCGGCTTGATCGACTTCGACCGTCATAAATCGGCTCATTCGAAACCAATTGACGTCGATATGCTTCGACCCAAAGTGCGCGAAACTGCGTCATGCGACTACTGATGGTTCTCGGCGAAAGATTCGTGTGGTGGAGTACATGCTTTATCTGATCCATTACGTCAGCGTTTAAGTCGGAAAGAAGCGGTGGACGATCGAGAATCCTCGCGATGGTATTAACGGTCCATCGATATGAGGCGATCTGATGTGCCGACTTCGCGAACGCTGTTCCCACGAGCTTCCGCTCGAAGAATGATCTGAGCGATACTTCGACAGGCACGCCTTCGCTTGCCGGATCGTTATCAGAGAAATGCCGATCGAATGCGACCTTCCATATCTTTCGAAGTGCTATGCAGCGATTCTTTATCGTGACTAACGAGTTTCCTCGAGCCTTGAGAAAAGACTTAAACCTTGCCACCAATTCTTGATTCAAATCACTGATGGAAGCGGATCGTTCCAACATCTCATCCACGCGGAGCAATGTCTGTACGTAATGCCGATATGCTCCGGCCTTTCGTCCCAAAAGCCGATGCTGACGGCAGTACTTGTCTGCGAAGTCGATTAGTGAATATCCCTCTGCTGTCGTCGACTGTCGTGACGAGGCCAAAGTGTTCGAGATCATGTCTGTTTCCTTCCGGGTGATTCGTAAGCAAGGAGAACTGCGCCGCGACGAACATCAGAATTCCGGCCGCGGGATGTGATCGACCGTTCGATGGCAGCCAACGATTGAGGGATCGAGATAGCGCTGTGTCACTGCCCGCGAAGAATGGCCGAGATCCTCGGTCGCCGATCCCGGAATTGCTCGCTCGCCATACGATGCTCGTGTCCTTCGCAATCGATGGAACAAGCCATTTCGCCAATCACTCGGCTTCCAACCGATATCTGCGCGGCTCAGGATCTCCTTGAATTTTCGATCGAGCGCCGGAAATGTCGTTCGATTCCCTTTGTCGAAGGGCCAAGGAAATAAAAGCGAACGATCGGGATCGCGAATTCCTTTGAGGATCTCCATCGTTCGTTGACTGACGGCCGAATATTGATCGCGTCGTTGTTTCTGAAGTTCGCCAGGGAAATGGATGGCGCAATCGTCCCACATCACACTTGAGAGCGGCGTCCGCATGATGACCCGCTTGCGAGCTCCGCAGTCATAGCAAACCAAAAGCAAAGCGACCCACCATGTCCCGGCAGGAATTCCCTCGATCTCGCCGCACTCCTGCGCGGCCGATTGAAGGATCTTGCCAACCTGCTGAACATTCCAAGCTGGTTTAATCCGGATAATCTCTTTGATGCCGAGGCGAGGCGGCAACGTCGTGATGATTCCCTCCTCGACCGCTTCTCGCCATATGCAGCGAAGGCTGACCATCGTGCTCTTGATCGTGCCTGGCGAAAGCCCATTACTCGTCATTTCTTGGATCATCGTTCGTTGGAACTCTCGCGACAAATCTGCGAGCAGCACAGGCCGTCCCCATGTTCGGTTGAGCCGTCCGATGATGGTTTCGTAAGCCGTGCGTGTGTGGAGACTCGCCGTTATGAGACGCTGGGGAACGTAAATCTTCCGATAGAACTTCAAGAGCGGCATTGATGCAGACGTCTCACAAGGAACGCCATCGTCCTTCGGATCGGCCAGGGTGAATCCCTGAATAAATGCCCAACTCCAAATCCGTTTAAGTTCAAATGCGGCGCGTCGAATGGTGCTCGCTGCGTTTCCCCTTGCCTTGAGGAAGATCTTGTAGCGGGACACCAACTCGTTGCCGAGATCCCGCACCGTCGAGGTGCGCCCGAGCATTTCCTCAATGCGTGCCAAGGTTTTGAGTAGTTGCGAGTACGTGCTCGGCGATTTACCGAGAAGCCGCGTGCCGCGGCAATATTCATCGATGAACTCGAATAGCGTCAGGTCTTTCCGCTGGGAACGGTTTCCCATCTCAACTGCCATGGCGTTTCCCTTTCGATTCGATCGGATGCATGAAGGGTCCCGAAACTGGACCATCAAGGAACGAGCCCGGATCACGTCTCACGTGCAAAAATCGAAGTGAACGATTCTTGGAAGACATCGCAAAACCGGCTCGAAATACTGGAAAAGACCGCGCATGCGAAACCGCTGAAGGGAAGTCGGCATCTTGGGATGGATAGCCAGCGCGCAGACTGGTAAAAAGGCGTGCAGCCACGGGGCCGGACCCTCAGTCGGTACGGTTTCGAACGGTCAGGTCCAGCGGAGAGCTGTCATCTCTTCGCTGGGCCGCTTTCATATCCGTATATCGGGCCCAGTGTCTTTGCAAATAAAATCTAGTTCGAATTGCACTAGATTTTTCATCTGCTGCCTCTCATTCCATTCGCTAGCGATCATCCACTCGGAAACGACTGAGCATTTCACACGCGAATTTTGACTCGCCCACTGAGAACGACAAAGCGCAGCGCTCCGCAGATCATCCACGTGGGATGTCATTGGCGTATGCCGACTTCGAGAACTCATGGGATTTGGAACTGCTGGCCCGAGGCGACAATGATGAGCCTCGAGGTTTGTGACGGGAGTTGCGAACATGAAGCTCGCTTATTGTTCAATTCTCATTGGACCTCCTTCTGAACTACTCTCCGAGCCGAGGGCATACGCAATTCATCGGGGAACATGATCCGAATCACGTTTCCTGTCAGCGATCGACTTCGCCAACTCTCCCAAGTTCGTGCAGGTATTTCGCATGAAGATCGGGATCCTCGCGCATGACGGCCGCAATCGCTTTTGGCCGGCTCATTCCGCGTCGCATCCGTTTTGCGATTCGCCGATTTGCTTCCTGGACGGCGTCGATCTTTTCCCCGTCATGCACGTGAATCGAATCCAAAGCCTCGGCAAATGCTTCGTGCAGACCGGGATTTGAATCCGCGATCTCACGCACCGCTTCCGTTGCTGAAATATCCTTTCCCACGAGCTTCTGAAACTCGGATGTCCAGCGAATAACGGCATCCGTGGCGGTCGTCGACATTGCAATCTCCTTCATTTCGCGATCCGATCTCGTTCTTAGGCCACAAATCGCCGAGTGACGTTGGTGACGTAAGTGACAGACTTTTCCATATTTCTCTTATGTTCGTGTCACATAGGGAAGAAACCTAAAAACACGTCACCTGCGTCACCTAAGTCCCCCCCCCTGTGGATACTTCTAGTTCGATACCGAGTCGGTAACGAACTCCCTGGGCGCCGCGATGAGAAGTAAATCCCAGTTTTGTAAGGCGATCACCGAAAGCGACTTGACGAAGCGAATCTTCTCCGTTGATTTTTGACCAGTCGCGATATGCCGAATAAAGATCGCTTGTCTTTACTCGAGCATCTTTGTTGATGACGCAACGATCTTCGATGAAGGAGCGAATCAGATCCTCGGCATCACGGTATTCCTGCATCGCACTTAGAACGCATGGCGGGATTCGGAGACCTCGAAATTGTTGCCATTGCTGGCAGCCGCGGACCATCCATGCCAGGATTGCTGATGAATCTTGTTCGAGATTTCGAAGGAGACGTTTATCCATCTTTCGATTACTCGGACCTGACTCCCCCTTTTCGGAATCCCAGAAGCGTTCGGTGAATGGAATGATTACTAATCGGCGCCAGATGCCATCCTCTGTTCCATGTACCGTGGGAGGATAGTTTGTGACGAGTACAAGCTTATGTGTCGGACGAAAACTCCAGTTATCCTGATGCATTCGACGCGCAGTGATTGTATCCGCCCCAGTGAGCTCCTTGACGCAGGCCTCCGCAAGTTTTCGGCCGTCATCGGTTTCCGTGGCCACAACAAATCTCTTACCGAAAAGATCTGCAAGCTCGGTAGGGTGGCGCTCGGTCTTACTCGTCGTTAAGAAGTTGTGCGGTGCCTTTCGCGAGTAGTCTTGTCCCATGATCGACAGAATCAGTTCTGTGATCATCGATTTTCCGTTAGACCCATTTCCCCAGAAGATAAACATGACTTGCTCGCTGACATCGCCGGTGAGCATGTAACCACATATACGCTGGAAAAAATCGACCAATTCAGGTTGATCGTCTCCCCTGAAAATCTTGGAGACGGCTGCCTCGAAGAATGGGGATCTCGCATTCGGATTGAAGTCTGTTGGACACAGCTTTGTGATGAAATTCTCTCTCCGGTGAGGTTGCAATTGGCCGTCCCGAAGATCCAAGGTGCCGTTCGGACAATTAAGAAGCCATGGATCTCGATCTAACGCCGTCGCGTCCATCGAGACCATCGGTCGAAGAAGTTTCACCATCGCCTCGATACGCGGCGCATTCGCAGACTGCCTAGCCCATGACATGAGCTTTTGCTGCTCATCACCCGATAGCTTCAGAGCATCCTCAAAAATCAACACCGATACCTTTTTCGCGCGATCTTGGATGACGATGTCATCAACGATCTTCCATCGCCTTCCATCCCACTCAATGAACCGTTTCCATTCGGAGACATACTTAACGTTGTTGAAACACAATCGATTGAGGCGTTCGGCATTCGCGGTATCGGTGCAACGAAGTGCTTGGGGACGAGTATCTCCTCCAGGGAAATTACATTCGGTGTTGCCGCCAGCATCTTTGAGATCTGTATGGGAGTGTCCTGGCATTTGGTACGCAGATTGTTCAATTGCTCTTCCAATCGTTCGTTGCCTGTAGTCCTTTCGATCCCATTTGGATCGCATTAGACCTGATCGGCGAAACATTCGATCGATCTGTGCTTCATCTCCTTTGCTCCAATGGGCAAGCATGTTGCAGAGTGCCTGATCGGCCTCAGATTGCGACGGATATCCCTTGATGTCCCCGGCGAAGAGACTCACGAACTTGTCGCCGTTAGCTGCTGATCGTGCCTTTTCGAGAAGCTCATCGTCCGACGGCGAAGGGTTCAATCCCTTGTGAAGGCCATTGACTCGGCACGCCTTCGTCGGACGGCGAAAATACTTGCTCACCAGCTCGTCGAGTTCGTCCTGGCAAAATCGGATCTCAGATGTTGTGTTCTTGAGCTTGCGGCCAGTGACCGTGAAGTAACGGTTCTGATCGTAAATCTCGATCTCGCTGGCCTTGGGATCGCTGCACTGCTTTGTCCAGCGATCGCCGTCGGCCGTTACTTGGGATCGAAAGCCCGCTCCGGGAAGTTCTGCACGGACGAAGATCTTAACGCCTGTTCCACTCGGAGACACCTCGGTGTAGCTACCGAACTTATCGATGATTCGCCGGGCCCAAAGCGAGATGAGCCCTGTCTTAGCATCTCTGCAGTCGTCAATGTCGATGCCGGCAAAGCCGTCGTCGGCCGAGAAGACAAAGCCAATGCCGGTCATCGGATTTGTAGACGAGAGAAGAGCCTTGTATTGGCTAATCGCTCTCTCTGACGAGCTCCATGTTGATGAGTTGGACACGTCAGCGGCAGATAATGGATCGGCAACACAAATCGGGAGCTTTGCCATCCTTCCGTCTCGGCGCATCTTTCGCCACAAAACCCACTGATCGAGACTCAACAAATCTTGAGGAATCTCCGAGAAGTTGGGCTCACAACGCATGGAAGATGATGTGCGTTTCGCCATCGCTACGACACCTCTTTCGCTGTCGCAATTACCGAATCAAGAAATTGTTGGATGGTGCAAGGATGAGGGGTTCGATGTCCATCGCGATCGATTATCTGACCGCACCAACTCAAGTATTTTCCAAGGGAACGGCGTGATCCTTTGCTCTCGGCCACCCAAACTACGAGATGCTCGCGCGGTGTCTCTTCGCACCGGAGAGAAATACGGTGTGTAGCAAGATAGCTTCGAGATCCCTTGAATAATTCGCCGCGCCAATCCAGCTGCTTCCAGCCATTGCGCGGCATCTTGCTGCGCGAATACCTTCGCGATACCATTTTCAAGTCCTTCGGTTCTGAGGCGATGCTCAGGGGTCCAACCTGGCAGCGCCGTTTTTGCTTCGCACTGATGATCACCCCCTCGAGGGGACATGAGTTGATTTCGATACGCTGGGGACGTGTTGACTGATTAGAGTGTCCGGCTTTAAAGATCGACGTCCGGGTCTTCATCGAGTTGATTTGGACGATACTCGCCCTGCTCAAGCCAAGCGAGCAGGTCTCGCCCGAGAAAATACGTGCCGCGAGATCGCCGGTAGGCCCGGAGCCGCCCCAATGAGATCTCTCGCTGAAGCGTGCGCTTCGTCACATGAAATACTTCGCAAACACCTTCCGTGTCGAACAGTTCGTTGTCGTCGATTCGTGTGCGGATCATCGCCCTTCCTCCGCGATAGGTAGACCATCGGGAGATAAGCGACCCTTCTCAATGAGCAGTTTTCGAATTGCAGGAATTTGCTTCGGATCGACTAATCTGATGTGCGCTGCTCGGGCCGCCGTTGGAATCTCCCCGCGGTCTAGCATCCGCTGAACATGGCTAATTGGGAGTCCAAAAGTCGCGGCAATACTGCCGGCAGTTTCGTAATGCTTGGGTGGCCGTTTCGTCATTGCTTACTCCTTGAGCGACGCAACGATCGTCGCACGGAGCACAATGTAAGTGGGGAATCCGCGATCGCAAGATGACAGAATTGGGTGACAATTTAATTGTTACGCGATCTGCACGCAAATCATCGTCGCAAAATCATTTGCGACTAGCACCAACTTATTTCATTGAGTTTATTTGTTGTTTTGAGCAATTTTCTGGTTGAGATCATCGAGCTTACGGACTGTCTCGATCGAAGTTGGCCAGTCTGCAAGTCCGCGAGTTTTAAGTATCCTCAAATACTGGGCGTGTATCTCGCCAAGAGTCGGCTCTTCGGAATGAATCCTAGTTGCAGTGCAGATTTGGCGTGCCTCACCAACCACATCTCGACGCTGCTTCATTTGTTCTTCGGTCAAAGGAGGACGTCCGGTTCGTACTACCTTTTTTGTCTTGAGATTGAACTGTCCCGAGTTGCAGCGGTCCGATGAATGTCCTGCCCTCTCATTTGAACCATCATTCTTCTCAGTAGGGCATTCAATCCGTTCCCATTTACTGACGGATTCGTTGAACCTAATCATTTGTTCTTTCAATTCGGGTGGACTTAGAAATGCCCCCAGAGCATAGAAAGAATCGCTGCTAACCGCTAGGCTTCCATCGGCAAGTCGTGGTATCTGAGGAGGAAACGCGTCAGCAATTGGAGTTTCTTCAGGTCTATCGCAGCCGATTATCCACAACCATCCAATTGGTTCAAGGAATTGCGTGAACCAATGAATTACTGATTCCAATGCAGCCGCGCCTATTGGATTGTTGTCACCTTGGATTTCTTCTTGCCAAAACCACTCATCTGCCGCAAACCGATTTGGATTAACTTCTCTCTCGAAGGCAATCGCGCAATCCCAGACAAGCTTAATACCAAGCGGTCGCCAATCGGGTTCGTCCATAACTATGGCAAAACCTTTCGATAGATCTTGTGCGCGCCGAAGTGCATTGGTAGACCGAATCGAAGTGTGAGAGTGGCAAACTGCTGAATCCTTCCTCTTATCGCTTCTCTTGTCATGACTGTTTGCGTCGGAGGGGCATACCTGTTTTATGCCGCATTCGTATGTTAAGTAACCTTCCCAGACCTTTCGTACTTCCTCTGACAACGAACCGGCTACCCAAGGCCGCAGCTTTATCGCTATCTGTAACGATTCGCCAAACCTGTTCCGAATTTCGTCGACATCGGATGAAGAACAAGCCACTGCGAAGTCGCCACTGTGACCGGAACGGCTGTCGATGAGAGATGACCATCCAAGTCTGTCAATGATTTCCAAAAACTCCCTTAGCAACATTGGGAGCATCAACATTGCCAGCGATTGTTTGTAGTCCGGCTTTATGAGATGCCTGTCTGGAAATGGAAGATGTCCCGTAAATGCTCGGGCCCAAGGGGGCAAAAACGCGACTCGCGAAATGGCGTCGACGACTTCCCTTTGGAATCGATGGGGATTTATCGCCTTTTCAAACCGCGAGCAAGAGAGCCAGAGATTCTGCAGGCTCGCTTCATCATCGTGAAGGCCTCCCGAGAATTGCCAACAATTCATATTTCCAAGTAAGTTACTTGCGCAACTCAAGACTTCATCCCACTTCACACTCAAAGTGATGTTCGAGACATCGTTGAGTTCAGATTCACCAGCGGGTGTAAAATCGGCATCGGGATGTGACATGTTTCCAAACCTCATATGGCAGCATCGGCCGGCGGCTTCCGCGAGGTTTGGAACGCTGAGGCCGCCGAGCCGGTGCATGAGGCGGTAGCTACTCCGCCTTGCCGAACGAGATTCTATGAGAGGAAATTCTTGAATGCCACAGCTCGCTCGGAGGATACCAAAGCAAGTGTCGTTGAGGAGTGTGAGCGATACGGAGTCTGTCCAAACGAAACGAATGGTTGCGGATCTTTCGATGCTGCCTGTTGGGAACGCTCGGGCATGGGCTCCGCATCGCTCACCGCATCAGGAATATTCAGGATGTTCTTAACTTGCCAGTGTTCGCTGTCGAATTCAAACTCCCTGAGTTACTCGACCTTGATGACTGCCAGCATTGCTCACAGAATGATTTGACTCGGTCGATTCGAAGGTTCCCCCCCATGCTTGCCAATCCCACCCCAGGCCAGTTGGTCCGCATTCGCTACGGCAAACATTACTCTTCGATGATGCCGTACCACGATTACCTCGGAACCGTTCACATCATCTGCCACGCGAGACGTTGCCGGAATCACGGAATACTTATCAATGGGAAGCTCGTCTTTATTCCGTGCGGCAATCTGTTCAAAGTGAAGTAGTTATGGCAAAGAAGAAAGCTCCTCGACGGGAAGTAACCCTCAGTGGCGTGCTCTTGTATGAGAGTGGTTACCGGGAGGCACTTCTTTGGGTCCAATCCAGAATCTTAGAGCATGCCCTGACGGCGTCGGACGATATGAGTGTGCTCGTCTTTTGTGAGGAGGTGGGAAAGAAACTCGAATCGAAGGCCTAAGTTAACTCTCGCGGAAAGGAAATCTCATGGCGATGGTTGTGCGTGTTGATCGTTCAACGTCGGCAAACAAATGGGCGGGGAATCTTCCTGCATCGATTCATCGGGAGGAAACAGCAGTATTTGGGCACGAAGTGAGGTCGGGAGCCGGACGATCGAGAACGAATGCGGACGCGGCGGAAAAGCGTGAAGAGAGATTAGCAACCTACATCAAACGCGCGTCAAAGATTCGCGATCTGTTTACAGGGAAGAAAGCGAAAGATCCTGACGGGACTCTCTTCTAACTTGGCCCTCCTTGACCTTTGAAACTTTCGTTTGGCATTCTGCCGTCGCCAATGACCGGAGGCGGCGGAATGCAACAAGATCTCAATTACCCGAGCGAAGCTCCATCGATCGAGATGGGCGTTGTCATCAATCGCGTTCGGGATAACTCCATTCTTGCCAGCCGTTCGCTCTTCTGTCATTGCGGCTGGGTATCCATCGGTTATCTGCAAAAGCTCATCCTGACGGACCCCAGCCAGCCTGGTGAAGATACTTCACCCGCATCTGATGAAGTCGGATGCTCCACCCTCGAAGCCCTTCTCTCCGGTGCTGATCCATCGACTGTTCCTGTTCTGCCTGTTTGGCGTTGGCTAAAGGACCACGTCGATCGGGCCATTCTCAAGCTCGAAGGAGAATAACGCGTGGATGGTGGATCCGATGTGCTCATGCAATACGGCGTTCTGGGCTTTATCGCCGTCGCGTATTTCCTGCAGAACAAGGTGTACCACGATCGAGCGACCAAACGAGAGGAGGATCAGATAGCTCGTTCGACGAAACAGCTCGACGACTTCACCAATCAATCGGTGGCTCGTGAGGAGCGGATGGGGAAACGGATCGATCTGCTCGAGAACGAGGTACGGACGAAGCTTGAGAATATGGTGATCGCGCAACAGCAGGTGATCACCGACAACACGGTTGCTTTCCGAGAAGTGAGTTCCGTCATCGCGAAGCTTCAGACATCTCTGCCGAAGTCTTCGTCTTGACCATTTAAGGACTGTTCGATGACCCAGGATAAGACCGAAGAATTGACGACCACGGAACCGACCAACTATCCGTATCCGACCAAGCCTCCGATCAATGAGGCTTTGGCGCTGCTCGCGATCTTCCGGGAAGGGAAGATCACCGACAACATCCCCTTGATCTTGAAGAATCTGCACATTCTGTGGGGTTACGGCCTCAATTTATTCGTCGGGGAACCGCCGGCTGATGGATCTCCCTCGGGACCGATCGCCACTCCGGACGTTCAATTCCTCATTGCTCAGCCGACGGTGCTCATTCCTGAGTTCGTCGAAGCCATGCAGACGTTCGTGGATAACCACACGTCCGATGAAGCTCGACCTGTCTTTCAGGCAGAGATTGTCGACCGCCGGGAGGCCCTCAAGGTTCTCAAGGATATTCCTTGGGACAAGATCTTCACCTTCATCGTCCAGTACGGTCCGACCTTGATTCCGCTTCTCATCAAGAAGTGATCATCGTTCACGGCGTTACGAAACAGGGATATAGCTGAAAGGGTTTGCGATGCTCACGGAATTGCAATTGATCAATGGACTGATCTCCCTCGGTCATCTCGCTAAAGACTTCTTCGAAAAGAAGAAAGATGGCGAGCTAGAAGAGGCGGTCAAATCCTTTCAGCATTACCAAGGGCTCACTGAGGACGGGAATGCCGGGAGCATTACGCAGCGTGCCTTTCTGAAGCGAATGACGTGCGGTTGCGGCCTTCCGGACATTCAGACGATCACCACGGCTGGCTGCAAATGGCCGATGATGGACGTCAAGTATTACATTCAGGCGACTCCCAACGGTCTTACTTCGGACCAAGCTCGCCAGGTGTATCGACAGGCGTGGGCGGCATGGGGCGCGGTCTGCGGACTCAGGCCGATAGAAGTCATGGGCGCGGCCGGTGCCAACGTCATCATGACGACCGGGAAAGGAAAGCGAGCTGGATTCGACGGACCGATGGGGGTTCTCGCATGGAGTGAACTGCCGGACGGAGCACGCCCGGACACTCAACTCAATCAGGTCTACGACCTGGATGAGACGTTCGGAGTCACCACGGCGAACGGCGCGATTCTCCTCTTGGCGGTTGCCACGCACGAGATTGGCCATGCGATCGGGTTCCGGCATACTGCCGCGAATCAAGCGAAGGCGCTGATGAATCCGATCTACTCGGCCAACGTCTATCAGCCTCTCGCGGCGGATATCGCCGATGCGGTGGCGCTTTATGGCCCTTCGTCGAAAGTCCCTCCGGTCGGTCCAACGCCTACGGGTCAAATCACCATCAACATTCCGTCAGGCGTCGGAGTAGGAAGCCTGCTCGTCAACGGGAAGACGTTCTCGCTGTAGTCCATGGGGGAACTGTGATAGCCATCCTCTCGATCGTGATGCTTGCAGGCCTCCCCAGCCCGGCAAGTGAACTCCACGCGTCCCTCGTGGACGTGCTCCAAATCTCCCCGAGTGATCGACCGTTCATTCGGTACCTCTCCCTCTACGCCATACCAGCTGATCAACGGGCAACGGCGCGAGAGGTCGCTTCGTTCTGGGTGAACTCGTTGTCACGTCGGCCGAGGATCATCAGACCATTTCAGGTGAGCGATACACTCCTTCGCGTCGATCTGCGGGATTACGAATGGGATATCGCGGCGTGGGAGAATCTCGCCCAAAAGCGCGGATACGAATTCGTTCCCGTCTGGCGGTCGTTGTCGAAGACGACGCGTGATCCGTTCCAGACCGTAAGCCCGGTTCTTCGTCTCGAGGGATTCCTGACGTATTCCTCGGACAAGCCGTTCTATGACTCGTTTCTGAAGCTCGGCGGGAAACTAGCCGACGTGCAATCGACCTATCGAATTCGAATCGACGACGCGGTTGCTCTGAAGGCGGATATCTACGGTTCGAAGTTCCGGTCGCCCGTCGCGCTGCACAACCGTCGGCTTATCCGGTACCCGTCCCTCACGGGCTATTGGTGGGAATCACAGGATCATCTGAGCGATTTCGACGAGGACAACATCATCGATAACCTCGAGGTATCGAAGCATGACGCGGGGGAATTCATCTGGACGCTCGCGAATGGTTTGCAAGCGTATTACATCGCCGACGGTCAAGGTAACGCGGTACAAGTCGTCCCGGCCGCGATCGCCCAAGACTACGAAACGACGGCGAGGGACAAGCAAATCTACTCGGCGAGGAGCTGTGTCGGATGCCACGGACTCGGCATCAACGCGTTCACGGATGACGTCTCTTCGATGATCAACAGCAAATCGCTTAAGCTCGAGACCTACGATCGGAACAATCAGCAGCGAATTGAAGATCGATTCCTCACCAATCTGGCGGACACGATTTCGAAGGATCAAGCAAGGTTCGGCGAGGCGGTATCGAAGGCCTGCAACCTCAAGCCCGAAGTGGTCGCCCATGAATTTCGACGGATGACAGTGCAATATCTGGATCAACCGATAACGCCAGAGATCGCGGCCACTGAACTTGGTATTCCCGTGGAGGATCTAGGAAAGCTATCCGCACCGTATCGGCGGAAGAGGATTCTCCTGGCGACGTTCGCGGCGCTGCTCGCGCGTCAGGGAATCAGTAGGCAGGCTTGGGAAGATCTGCTGGGGGATGCCATCGCGATCGTCAATCAAGTGGAGGCAGTAGCACCATGATTTTATTAGCGACCCTTTTGGTCACGTTTCTTCCGTCGCAGTGCGGACAACAGGCTTGTGCGGTTCAGCAGGTGCAAGCGGTGACACCCTACGTCAGTGCGGTGACCATCCCCGTACCGGATCCATTCTGGACGTACGTCGTTGGCCAGGAAAGGGAGAATCTGCTCGCCGGCCGAAAGGTGGACGAGATGAACGAGCGGCTCGCCCGAATCGAGCAGGCCTTGGCGAACTGCCAGCCAGGAACAACCGGCGGGGCTCCGCGGATCGGATCGACTCCTCTCGATGAGCAGATTCAGGAATTGATGACGACGAAGTGCTCGAGCTGCCACAGTGGTGATTCTGCCAAAGGGGGGCTTCGTCTCGATCAGGAAGGGATGTACGACGTCAAGACGAAGGTCTTAATCGCCACTCGGGTTCGCATGGGAAGCATGCCTCCGGATCAGCCTCTGTCGGATGAGGAATCTATTCTGTTCGACCAGTGGATGGGGCAAGATCCGAAGGCATTACTCGAGGCCCTGAAAGCGATTCCCGGAGCCAAGCCAACGCCGGCCCCTCCTATGCCTGGATCGCAATCTTCGACGAACTTATGGCGATTTGGCAGAGTCGATGAAAACGGGCGACTCGTCGATTTCGGATCGGCCATCGGCGAGATGCCCGCGCGTGAGTCGAACTCGCTTCCTTATCGCCTCCGAATTCCCCCCGGCCTGAAGATTCTCGACGACTCCCATCCGAGCAAGTCAGGTGATTTGCGTGGGATCGTCGACACTCGATTTAAGGAGCCTCTCCGATGAGGACGTTTCATCTGCTTTTTGCTCTTTTGGTTCTCGGCCTTGTGGCAATCGTGCCGGGCCGATCTTTCGCGGGATGCGGAGGGCAAGCCATTGTGCAACAGGCCGTTGTGGCTCAGCCGGTCATCGCACAACCGGTATACGCACAGGCGGTCATCGCGCAGCCTGTCGTTGCGTCTTATGTCGCGGCGCCGGTGCAATTCCAGCCGATCGTTGCCCAAGCGAATGTAGCCTATTCGACGGCGGTGGCACCGATCCAGGCAGTCGCGGCGCCGAGGTTCCAAAAGATCACGACGACGACTCAGAATTCCCGCCTGCCCTTTCTGGGGAATCGATCGAGAACGACTCAGCGGATCGTCACGCGATAAGTCAAACCCTGATAGGGAGTCGCTCGGCGTCTCGTTTCCGTCGAGTGACTCCCGTACCGCACATAAAACTTGATATGGCCCGTCTCCTCGTGGGGGACGGGCTCTTTCATTTCTTGGTCCGGTTGAAGTTTCCACGGTCGAAAGGCTATTTGTCGGGTGCGAAAGGTCACTAGTCGTTGATGGGAATGAACCATGCCGAACGTGAGCACGTTTTCTGCCGTTGCTGGGGCGATGCCCGCGCAAACCTCTTCGAAGTTCCTGCCGTGGACTCAGACGCTTCGGGATCGTCGGAGGCGCCAATGCGTCTTTAAGAGAGCGACCACGTTTTACATCGACCCGGTCAATGGCGATGACAACAACACGAAAACGCAGGCTCAAAGCCAGGCCACCCCGTGGAAGACGCTCACGAACGTTCGCAAGGCATTGACCGGCGACGGTACCACCATTGGGGGGCAGGCTGGTTTCGCGACGCCCGTGACGAATACCGCATTCCTGTTCAAGAGAGGGACGATGATTCGGGACGCTTCTGGACTGGAAGTGTCGACCGATGCGCTTCATTTCGGAAGTTATGGGCCTAACGTTGCAGGTTCCGACACGAAGATGGTCAAGCCGATCATTTCAGCCTTCACCATTCAATGGCTGAACGGTGTGACCGTAACGACTCCTGGAGGAGCCACGAATCGCCGGCAAGTATCGTTGACGGCCAGTGCCACGGTTCTCAATCCCACTAACGCCACCACGATCGGTTGGTTCCGGTTCGATCGTTCCGCTACGCTCGCCGGCTTCGCCAACATCATCACCTGGTGCGATCCGTTCACTTATTGCTCTGGTACGAGCGTCTCCGCTGGTCAGGATGCGACGGCTTACGCCAAGATCGAAGCTCAGGATCTCTCGTTCTATTGCGACTCCAATGGTGTCGTGAACGTCAATTTCGGGAACCTCCTTCGCACGGTAGCGGATCCCAATGCCATCAGCGCGGGAACCTGTTTCGAGGCTACGCCCGGCGTGGGAAGCAATAACAGCGCTCCCGATGGTCTCCGAATCAAGAACGGTGCGAGTCGGTTATGGGTCGAGGGCCTTTGCTTCGAGGGCTTCGGTTGTCAGTCGATCAGCTATCAGAACGCCAGCGGCATACGAAACGGCGGCGGCACAGAGGATGTCGCCTATATCGCGAACTGTGAGTCGTACTATGGCGGTCGTCACATGATCTCTCACGAGGCGGACGACATCGCGACGGGAAATCATCAAGGGGGTGTCCACTTCGTCGAGAACTGTGTCGTCGGCTATACCTCTCCTTCCGGTGGCGCGAGCTGTCTCAATTCATTCTCTGCCCAAGGAAATCACGAGACCTATTTCGTAGGGAATGTGATTCGATTCGGATGCTTGCCGGTCGATTCCACGAATACGACCTTGTACGCGGCCAACACATTTACAGGCCCCGGCCAGGTCGACAAGGTTCCCGCGTTCTACGGACATACCGGTTTCCCGAGTGGAGCGAGTAACGGGACTGGCGGAACGCCGTGCTTTCCGGTTGCTCTCTATCTCAACATCAGCAATCGAATCATCGATGAGCGGGATCAATATCCGAACGCGACGGTCGCTTGTGAGGCATGGACCTTTTCGGATGAATTGAGAGGGCAGAATGCTTTTCTCGCCGGAACGGAGAATGACCCGACCACGTACAAGGTCATCATCATCGATTGGCAATCTCCACGATACCGAAGTGTCGCTCAGCAGCCGGCGATGCTAGCCTACTCGCGCACGATGTTCATCAACACGAGGCATTACATTCGCCCTGGATACACCACGCTTTATTGGTGGGCGGGAAGCACGAACGCGATATGGCTCAACTCGATCTTTGAAATCGACTGCGAGGGAGCGGGGACTGTCAGCAACCTCGTTCAGTTCTGCATTTTCAATCAGACCACGTCGACGACGATTAAACCTCGTCTGATGAACTGTGAAATCCTCGTGCGAGGAGGAGACTCCACGGGATATGTGGCCATCGCGAACGCGAATTTTGCCGAGGCGGGCGCGTGGGGTATTCCGATGGGAAATTGCATCATCTCGAACCCTGATGCGCTTCTCGCCGGCTATTCCGTGGGGATGAAAGTCTGTTACGGGACGGGAGCATTTTCGGCGAATAACTTGCCGGTCAACAGCTCGAATTATTTGCGGTACATCGGAATCTACGGCGCGGTGGGCGCGAATCCTGGCGGCTTCCCATTGGTGCGTGGGTTCGATCAAGCAACGGGCTTCATCGATCTGTCAGTGGCCAACTCGGACGTATTCGGACTCGCTTATGGAGCCGACTCGTTGGCTGGTATCACGCAAGCGGCGAACGCCTCGTTTCCTCTTCGTACCTCGATCGCATCTGATTCCCCCGTGGCCAAGGTGGGGAATGCGAATCCATTCTCGGATGTGCTCACGTCCCTCGGTATGTGCAAGGCACCCGAGTACGACTTCTTCGGAATGGCGCGGCCCGGCAAACCATCGCTTGGGCCGATCGACGTCATGTCTTCCGGTCGAGGAGGAAGCGACAAGGGAATTATTGGGCCAATCGTTGGTTGATCTTTGAAAAGGAGACTCGTTCGTGAACATACCGCAGGTCGTTGAGGGGACTTTCACAGGGAACGGCAACAGTGCATTTGTGCGAGCCGACGGTGACCTCTTGCTCATCCTCACGGGACCGTTCTCCGCGACGATTAAGCTGGGAACCGCCAATCCGCCGGCTGACCGTTCATCCACACCCTCTTTCACGACGCTCAACCAAGATGAAGAGGGAAATGACATTCTCTTTACTGCGCCAGTGTCGACGCGTTTGCGCGTGGGTGCCAAGGGGATGCTGTGGCGACTGGAGTGTTCTGGCTTCGTAAGTGGGCCCGTCGGTTACAAGTTAGTCTCGGGGTGATACCTGACTGATCAACTCGCACGATGGCGGATCATGGCACTCCTCTCGGACTCGATCATCGACCGAGAGGTTTTAGTCGTAATGGGCACATCCCAACGACAGTGCATTAAGAAGCTTCCTGAATCGATCGAGCAGTACACCTACGAAGAGCTTCGCGCGTTCGATTCCATGTGGATCGAAGAATGGGCCCGCGATGATATGTCGAACGATCTCATCTGGATTGCCCGTCGCTGGCTCGATATTCGGCGTTGGAAATTGAGAGCGGCCGCCATCAAGCAACATGCCGAACGGAAACGCAAACAGAAGAGGAGACGTTGATGCCGGCCAAAGGTCGCACCGATCCTGCGCAGCTCGCTCAAGCGGTCGGGCTGCTCAAGGAGATGATGTCGACGAAGAACCAAGCGGACTTCTCCGAGATCGCCGACGCGATCACGAGAAAGTTTGGTGGAGCCGAAGGCATTGCGAATTCTCTCCTCCTGTTGTTCAACGATGCCCGAGGCCTGAAACAACAGTTGTCGATTCTCGAACTCGTCATCAAATGCGCGAGCCGCAAAGCCGAGATGCACGGCGGATCGTTCGATGCGATGGACAAGGCGATTCCTCTTCTATCGGACAACGATTTGGAACAATCGGCACTCTCGATCATGACGCGCGTGATGGAACGAAAGGGACTTCTCGAGATCGACGTCTCACCGGCTGAAGAGGAACTCGACGATGGCAGCGAAGAAGAAACCGGGTCGGCCGAAGAAACAGCCGAAGACGAATCCGGCTGAACTTGAACAACTCATGGAGGCCTTCCGTCAGCGAGCCCCCAAGGCTTCGGAAGAGGCAACCAACTATCTCAAGAAGCTCGACGAAGAGAGACAACACCTTCCACCGAATGCGACGCTGACTCCTACCGAGCAGCTCATCATGGAAGAGTTCAACGCTCGCCGTATCGAGGGTTGGCGACTCTTCACCCCGATCAATCCCGGCCAACGGGAAGTGTTCAAATCGAAGGCTTCCGAGATCGCCATCATCGGTTCGAACCGTTCGGGTAAGACGACGGTCGCTACGGCCAACTTTGCAAAGGTTGTTCTCGGTCAGCATCCTCGCACGATCAAGGGTCTCCATGGCGGAACAAGTCAGAGAAAATATCTCGGAACCCCGGAGTTCGGCGGAACCGCGATCGTCGTCGGCAAGGATTGGCCTCATATCGGCCGCATCATCTGGAAGAAACTCGGACGCGCCGGTGCGTTCAGCATCATTCGCGATCTGGAAACCGGGCAGTGGCGGGCCGTGAAGTTCAGTAATCGCTCTGATATGAGCCGCGAGGATGAATGGAAGCTTGCCCCTCCCCTCATCCCGCCTCGAATGATCAAGGACATCAGTTGGTACAACAAACGGGACCGACAACCCGCAAGCATCCGACTCCGCAACGATTGGGAAATCTTCTTCGCATCATCGGAAGGCGATATTCCTCAGGGTGATCAATACGATCTCGTTTGGTTCGACGAAGAAATCGTCAACGAGGAGTGGTACCCGGAAGTCGCGGTGCGTGGACGTGTCGATCGAGTGGGCGGTTTCTTCCAGTGGTCGGCCACTCCGCAGACGGCTACTGAAGTTCTCGATGAGATGCGCGATCGTGCGGCCAATCCGTCCGATGATTCGTGTGTCGAAATCTTTCTTCACATCGACGACAACCCTTCGATCAGCAAGCAAGCGAAAGAAGAATTCTGGAAGAAGTTGAGTCCTTCGGAACGGGAGGTCAGGTACGAGGGAAAATCGCGGCGCCGAGCCCTCCGGGTCTATCCCGAATTCATTCCTGAAATCAAATGCCCGAGCATGCCTTCGGTCCCTGGACACATTATCGATGCTTTTCCCATTCCCTCGGACTGGTGTCGCTTCCTCATCGTGGATCCTGGCGTTCAGCGTGCCGCTGGATTGTTTGCCGCGATTCCTCCTCTGGAGTTCGGGTTCGAAGTCCACTTCTACGACGAGGTTTATCTCGAGCGCGCGTCGGCTGACAAGTTCGCTGACTTGGTGAAACGAAAGTCGGAGAATCAGACTTTTCAGGAATTCATCATCGATATGTCGATGGGCCGGCAAACTCAAATCGGTTCCGGGATATCGGTCGAGGAGTCGTATGAGCGGGCGTTTCGGAAGAAGGGGCTTCGTGCGATCGCGACCGGTTACGGATTTCGGCCCGGCAGCCGGGATATCAAGGGACGCGAAGAAGCGTTCCGGCAATGGCTCGAGATGAGGCCACAGACGGATACTCCCGTCCTCCGGGTCCACAAGGACAAGTGCAAAAACTTCGTTTGGGAGATGTCGAAACAGGTTTATCAGAAACGGGCCGATGGTCAGCCGACCGATAAGCGAGTCGACAAAGATAATCACCTGGTGACCTGCGCCGAGTACTTCGCGGCAAGGCAACCAAGGTACGTTCGGCCCCGCCACAGACGGGATAATCTTTCCGATCCGATACTGGCAAGACTTGCGAAACGTGCCGCTAAAACGCGAAAGAAAGGAGGTGTGGATCTTTCGCCCAACAAACGGCCGGATCTGAGATAAGGAGTTTCGCGTGTCTGAGGTAAAGCAATACGAGATGCCTAAGCCGCATCTCTTCGAGATCGTGCAGTTCTATGACGAGGGCAACCCCCAGCCCTTTCCGGGAATTGTGAGAGGCATTAATCCCGGATCGATCGACGTCGTGAATCTCTTCAACCGAATGGAATATCCCGGCGTTCGTTTCGTGGGCGATCCGACCCTCGCCAAAAATGACGACCGCTTCCAATACAAGTGGGACTTCACCGAATCCGGCAAGATCATGCGGCAGCTTGCCGAAGTGTTACTGCCTAGCGAAGAATCCAGCCCGGCGGCAGCCGACCCTGAAGGTTCTGAGAGCAAGTAAGGTTTCCACTCTCTCCCCTATTTGTGGGGAGAGTTCCCTTCTACAGGTAGGTGACTCCCGTGGGTAAGCCGACGAATTTCAAAGAACTGGTGAAGCGATGGCAAATGCGCGTCAAGAAGGCAAAGGAGGCGAAAGAGCCGTTCGATAGTGACGCGAAAACGGCCATGGACTTTTACACGGGGAACGCCGGCGAGATCTTCAATAGCGATTTTCGCAAGAAGGTGTCTTCGTTCTTCGCTCCTGAGGATGCCAACGTCCCCACGCCCATGTTCCGCGGGAACGTCAACAAAGTGTTCGAAGTGAAAAGTGTGATCGGCCCCTACCTGTATCATGCGAATCCGAACCGACGGTGCACGCTTAGGCCATCCCCCGATTTGATCGATTCGATCGCGCTGCTCTATGGCCCTGAGTACGCCCAGATTGTTCAGCAAGAGAGAACGATGCGCGAAGCGGTGGCAAGCGTTCGTGCGCGGCTGATGGAAGCCTATCTCAACTACACTCCCAACGAAATGATCGGAGGCGGACTCAAGACGCATGCGCGCCTTGCGGTCGACGAGGCGTTGATCAAGGGACGTGGCGTGCTTTGGACGGAGCTCGTCACGTGGCCGGACTCGGAACAGCGAATGGTGTCGAGCACATTCGACACCGTGGACAATCTCTTGATTGATGCCGATACCGAGACCCTGCAGGATGCGGGATTCGTCATTCGCCGGCGGATTTGGCCGAAGTGGAAGGTGGAGGAGGTATTCGAGCTACCTCCGGGTGAAGTGAAGGGTGATCTCGATAGTTCGATGTCGGGAACGAATAGCGCCGACACGAAGGAAACGGATCGTAAGAAGCCGAACCCCGATCTCGTCGTCTTCTACGAGATCTTCTCGAAGATCGGTTTGGGGTACCGACTCTCCTCGCTGGTCGGAAAGGAGAACTCCTCCGAGGAAGAGGATGCGATTGATCTGATGATCGGGGATTTCGTTTATCTGGTCGTCACGGAAGGTTCGAACTTCTTCTTGAACCTCTATAAGCCGGAGACCATGAACGTCGAGGAGATTGCCAATCGGCTGGCTTGGCCTACCCCTTTCTGGGCGGAAGGATCATGGCCGTTCGCCTTGCTCGACTTCCATCAAGTTCCCCGTTCCCCGTGGCCCATGAGCCATATCCGCCCTGCTCTTTCTGAACTGAAGGCCATTGACTGGATCTTCTCGTTCTTGGTCAGCGGCATCGCCAAACGGTCGCGCGACATTATTGCGATGAAGACAGGGCTGGAAGAGAACCTCAAAACGGCCATTCAGAACGGTTCGGACCTGACGATGGTGGAAGTCGACGGGACGGTCAAATCAATCAAGGATTCGATTGAGTTTCTTCAGCACCCCGAGATGAACCAGGATCTATGGAAAGTCATGGATCTGATGATGCAGCTCTTCGAGCGCCGTACGGGCCTCATGGAGTTGATGTATGGCCAGGGAGCGATGCGGTCGGCCGAGGAGGCCTCGCTCAAGGGGGATCGTTCGCAAATTCGCATCACGGCGATGGCCAATCAGGTCGAGGATTGGATGACCGAAGTGAGCCGCTTGGAGGCCCTCGCGGCGTGGTACCACCTCGAAGAGAAGGACATTCAGCCGGTTCTCGGGACGACGGGAGCGTTCCTATGGAACCAAACGATTCGGAGTCAAACGCGCGAACAAATCATGCGGGAACTCGATTTCCGCATCGAAGCGGGCTCAGTGAAGAAACCGAATCAAGAGCAGCAAATAGCGAATATGACCGCCTCTGTGCAAACGATCCTGCCGATCCTGATGCAGTTCTTCCAAATCACCCCGCAGGCGGTCAATCAAATCAATGCCTTGCTCACCGATTGGGCGAAGGCGCAAGGTCTGGATCCGTCCAAGTACCTCGTCTCGATGCAAGAGCTTATTCCCGCCCCGCCGGTCGTGCCTCCCACCGGTGAAGAGGGAAATGATCCGAACGGTTCGTCCGCAGAAAAGAAAGGAGACGCACCTTGAGCAAGGAATTCAGCTTCCGGACGCCTGAGATAAAGGCGGAATTCGACCGCATGGTTGCTGACGGCTTTGATCCTTGGCTCGCCCATATGCACGCCCATAAGGATTATCCGACGATCAAGACAAACGCCACGATTACACGTGGAATCGACACGCCGACGGTCTTTTCGCAGCAGCTTGGTTGCCATATCGATACCAGCGATTACCGGGGGCACATCAAGCGAATCTGCGAAGAGAGAAACCTTGAATGCGAGGGGGTTGTCGAGCACCGATCGGAGGAGAAAGAACCGACCCCGCCTGTCAAGCTCGCAGTGGATCTAATTGACGAATCAATTTCTGATGAGCTACGAATGGACCCGTCGAAAGCTTCTCTACCTCGACAAGAGCTTGTCGAAATGGTGACAGAGAAGTACGGAAGCCCTCATGTGAAGTAAGAGTTCTGTTCCTTCCTCTCGTGCCGGAAGCTCGATTCGGAAGGAAAGCAGATGGCAGATGAATTCGAAAATGTCGGTGGAGACGATGCTTTACCCGGTACCGGACCGGATACGTCGACCGACAGTGCCTCATTGAGTGATTTAACCTCAGAACTTCGTTCGACGATTAACGAAGCGCCGGATGCCCCCGTAGCCGACGTCCACATGGACCCGGCCCAAGCTCCCTTCGGCCAGCAACAACAGCAACCATATCCGAACAACGCGCCTTCCGGCAGCGAGGGGCAGGTGGACGCTGGGGGGGGAGTCGATTCTCCCCCCGCGTCCCCTGCGGGTCGAGCGTCTGTTCGCGAGATCCTGCAGTCGTATGGAATGCCGGTTCACCATTACCCGGACGACCAAACGGCGCTCAACGATTTGCTGACCCAGTCTTTTCAGGCGCAGCAGCAGGCAGCCGAAGCCGCTCGTCGACTGGAAGCGATGCAAGATTGGGCTCGGCAGATCCAGCAACAGCAGTCGCAGGCTCCTCCTGCGGCTCCGGCGCCACAGCAGCCGTCCCGCCCTCAATGGCGCCCCGAGTACGCTGATATCTCCGTGATCGACGGTGAGAAAGGCGAGAAGCGATACGTCAGTAAGTCGACCGGACTGCCGGTTGCGCCGGAAACGGTTCAGCAGGCCATGCAATGGTCGCAAAGCCGCGAGGAGTTCCTTCGCAACCTGTATGAACGGCCTGAAGAGGCGATGAAGCCGATCGTGTCGGAAGCCGTGCAACAGGCGATGAGCCAATTCCAGCAGTATCAGGCGCAGCAGCAGCGTCAGCAGGAATATCAGGCGAACTTGAATCAGGCGAACGATTACGTGATGCAATCGTTCGGCCAGATGCTCTTTCAGCAAGGTCCTTATGGCCTGAATCTCAATCAACCGACTCCCCTCGGTTATCGGTATCTGCAGCATCTCGACAGCATGCCGCAAAGTCTGACTCCGATGGAGCGAGCCAGATTTGCATCGAATCAACTGGCCGTCGAGATTCTGTCGAGTAACCCGACGCTGTTCACGAACGGCGCGCCGTCGGTCAATGGACAGCATCAATTCATCCCGCAGCCTCAAGCCCCTCAGCAGACGCCAGGCGATCGACAGCGGCAGGCGCTTCGACGCACGGCTCACCGGAACCCTAGTGTGTCGAGCCCATCAGCAGCTTCTCCGGCGGAGGATTTCTTCGCCGATCCGAGCGTCGATATTCGGGAGAAATTGGCCCGGGCGATGGTGGGTGTCAACTGATTCGTGTTGATCGTTGTTCGAGTTTAACGGGGACATAAGTCCCACAACTGAAGGGGTCTCAACGTGGCATGGGCTGAACAAGCGGCGACGGTCATCACGAAGCACCTGAAAGGGGCCGAGCCGGCGATTATGTCCAATCAGGTGTTTCCGGCGATGCTCTATAAGCGAGGACGGATCCGGTACAACTGTGCCGGTACCGACTTCGATTGGCCGGTCCGGTTCCGTCGTCGAAAGGGTGCGCCGATCGCGGACACCGAAGAAGTCACCCTGAGCCGTACGCAGCTTCACCGTCGGGCGAAGCTCGATTACAAGGCGTACGTGATCTCCGATCTGTACACCAAGCTCGATGCGTTGGCGAATCGATCGCCGGAATCGTTGACGGCACTGCTCGCCAATAACACCGAGAGCTTGATCGAAGATCTGAAGGTCGATTTCGGTCGACAGCTGATGTACAACGGCGACGCTGTGGGCAACACCCAGAGAATCACCGGTTACAACTCCATCTTTAAGCATGCTGGCACGGCCACTGTGAATTCGCTCGTGGCGGATAATAACGGAAGCTATGCCAATATCAACCTTGCGCGGCAGGCGTATGGCGGCTCGTGGAGTGATGCCGCTTTGTGGCCGCTCGGCGGGTGGGGAACAGAGGAGTATGACTTCTGGACTCCCATCATCCTGAATTACACGTCGGTCTTCTGGAAGAATGGGAACGCGTGGGCGAATAACTGCCTCGAGGTTCTCAGCTACCTCATGAGTGTCCAGATGCGGCACGAATCGAAGGAGGAACGAATCGATCTCGTGTTGCTCGACTTGCAGATGTTCGACGACTTCAAGAATGCGATGCGCGCGAAGGAGCGCATCGTGGTCAGCGACAAGAACTCGGACGTCTATCAGCTCGGGTTCAAGGATGCCATCAACATGGATGGTGTTGATGTTCTACCGAGCGTCGTGCCTCAGCCTGGCGTTGCTGTCCCAACGGGCGTCGGGTTCGGCATCAACTTCGGAACGTTGGCTCTCTTGTCGATGCAAGGGCAGCTGTTCAACGCCGAAGCCGAGCCGATCAGCGCGATCAAACGAACGGGCGCGATCGTGGCCGACTTCATGGGCAACTTGCAAGTTCGTCGTCCGCGGACTCAGGCGAAGATCGAGAAGATCAGCTAGTCCGGCGTTCTTCCGTTGGTGTCCTTCACTCAGTCACGAACGTTGAGAGGAAAGAGTCATGCGGTCTGATGAATTACCGTTCTCGCTGGGTACGACCCAGCCGTACAACGCGAATCAAGATTTCGCGTTGAGTGCCGGCCGTGAGTACATGATCACGGACGACAACAAATTCATTCCGGAAGGTGGCCGAGCGGCTACCGACCTGAAGAAGCGCGTTCGATTGGTTCGCAACGTATCGGGGCAGGTTCTGTTGCCGAAGCGAGCCGTCAAGTTCAAATCTGGCTCGAACATGACGGAAGTGGACGGCTACGCGAACGTCACGAACGAAGTCGTCGCGGGTATCGTCGACGAATTCATTTCGACGTCGGTAGCGGACGGAGAGTGGTTCTTCATCACAATCGAAGGTCCGACCCTCTTCGTGAACGATCCCGCCGCGAGCGCCAACAACTTCTATGCGATCGGAGATAAACTCAGCGCCGTCACAGCGGCGGCGAGCACGTCGTCGACCACTTCCGGACGACTCGGCAAGCCGACGGTTGTTGCTCCGACCGACGTGGCGTCGGCCGGCAGCTTTTCCAACATCGTCAATAACTGGGTTGTCACGGCGCTCTCCGCGTCGACCACGGCGAACACGAATGCGGAAAAGTTGGGTCTCGTTCATTACCCGTTCTGATCGTGGTGTGATCAGGATACCGAGGAATGAATCAAAGCCTGTCTCTCCCTCGGGAGTGACGGGCTTTCTCTTTAGGAGATGAGGATCATGGCACTATCCACTAGAACGCGTCAGGTCATCACGATCGCATTGGGGGATAACGCGGCGGGAAAGGAGCTGGCGGACAAGATCGACTCGCCGGCGACGCTCTCTTTGAGAACACAGAAAGTCATCGAGAACTTCTTCGGGGATCGGAAGGCGGCGAGTGATTTCTGCACGATCGTCGGCCTTGGGCTCGGAATCACGGTGCTCGGTTATCTCAAGCATCGGTTGACGGTCGCACTGTGCGATATCAGGGCGGCGAACGATATTTACACCGAGCTCAGTTCGTAACGCCCGCTTGCGGAACGTTTGCTTGATCCGTCAGGATGCGGCGGATCAAGTTCCCTCTCGTGTAAAGGGCAGCAATGAAAGCAAAAGTGATGATCTGCCGGTTTCCCGGCAACAACCAAGAGCATCCGGAAAGCACGGACCTTTACTTGGATCTCGTTCGGCGGGCGGAGCGGGACCCGAGGATCGGTGAAACCCTTTTTTGGAAGATGGCCGATACGCCGATCACGATGAGCCGAAATCGGGCGATCAAGGACGCGATCGGACTAGGTGTCGATTACCTGTTCATGATCGATTCCGACATGGGGATCATGCCCGGGCAGAAACCGTTCTGGAACGAGGCGATGGATTTCCTATTCCGTCGATCGAGCCCCGCCATCATCGCCGCACCTTATTGCGGACCTCCCCCCGAAAGCTGCGTCTATGTCTTCGCGTGGAAGAATCGGCAGAATCCAGGAATGCACTGCGGAGAAGATTTCCATCTCACGATGTTCGATCGGCTGGACGCGGCGAGACGCGCAGGGATTGAAGAGGTAGCCGCGCTTCCGACTGGTCTCATGGCCATCGACATGCGGCTTTTCACCGGTTTCCAGAATCCCCAAGGGCAACCCGTCCAGCTTCCTCCGCCGTGGTTCAGCTACGAATGGACCGATAAGTTCGAGACACACAAAGCGTCGACCGAGGATGTCGTGTTCAGCCGAAACGCGTCCTTGATCGGATGCCCCTGTTTCTGCACGTGGGATTCATGGGCGGTTCATTACAAGGAAGCGGCGGTCGTCAAGCCGATGAACCTCACGGTGAGCGACGTGGCCAAGCAATACATGAAGGCGGTCGATCGGCCGAATGAGCAATTGCTGATCCTTCGCACCAAGTAAGGAGTTCCTGCCGTGGCATGGTTGACCTATGCGGATTTGGTCCGTTTCGGCCTCGAGTATCTCGGGGCCTACGATCGCGCCACGGCGGAAGCCCTCCGCTTCACCAAATTGGCGATTGAAAGTGTCCTGCGAGAGACGCTCGCTGAGCATGATTGGTCGTTTCTTCAGAATGACGCGACGATTGTGACGAAGGCCCCTTATTACACGGGGACGATCACTTATGTCGCATCGACTCGGACGATGACGCTCAGTGGGGGCACGTGGCCGACATGGGCGGCGAACGGTGTCGTATTGATCGGAGACCGCTGGTACGACGTGGAGTCTCGTACATCCAATAGCGTAATCGTCATGAAGGATGGTCCACCGGCGGACATTTCCGCTCCCTCGGCCTTCGGTATCTATCAGGACATTTATGATCTGCCGTCCGACTTCTCCGTGCTGCAAAACATCGTTCGATTGGATACGTGGCAACCGCTCGAGATGAAGTCCCCGCAGGCTCTTTTCGAGCTTCGTCAGACTTGGCGATCGGCGGCCACACCTGATAGCTTCTCCATTTACGGTTCACCCAATACCCCAGGGCGCATGGCCATTCGCTTCGCTCCGGTTCCTGATTCCGAGGAGGAGTTCCCTTACCTTTACAAGCGATCTCCGAAGAAGCCGACTCTCTACAAGGAGACGACCGGGACGGTGGCGATGACGGCCGGATCCGCGACGGTCACGGGGACGGGAACGGCCTTTTCATCGAAGCATGTCGGGGCGATTCTTCGGATCGGCCAAGACAGTAAGAACTTCGCGGGTTCGACGAGCGAGGAATATCCCAATGTCTTCGAGGCGAAGATCATCAGTGTGGCCGACGCTTTCACGCTCACGGTGGACACGCTAGCCGCGGAGACGGTCGCCAATCGGACGCTTTGCATTTCGGACCCGATCGACATCGAGCAGACGACGATGACGAGTCTCATTCACCGAGGTATTTGCCGGCGGTTGGCGATCGACCGGAAGATGGACGGTCCGACACGTCAACTCGCCGATCAGGACTATGGCAACGAACTCATACGGGCGAAAAGCTCAGACTCGAGGAGTAAGCAACAACGGCAGGTCGGATTCCGTCAAACCGGATTCCGCCGGCTGAAGATCGGTTCGACAGCTTTCGACGGTTAGAAGGACCATGAAATGGAACAGCCCGAGGGTAAGGTGATTCTGACGAGGGATCAGATTCCGTCGTTTCTGGCTTTGGTTCGTCGGGCGGTCGGCCAGCAATCGGTTGCCCAGATGACGGTTGCGGAAATGACAGCCTTCGTTCAAGGGGCGTCACTCGTCTTTATGTCGGTGGAGCAAGCACTTGTCGGAGCAACCCAAAACCCAGGTCCAGATGCGGGACTTCCCGGGAATGACCAACAACAACGACCAGTGTGATAATCCGCCGGGCGTTGCGACCGAACAGGTCAATGTCATGTCCATGAATCCGGGCCAAATAACAGTCCGTCCTGGATATGTCAAAGTCATCTTCGAATCGGATATCAGCTAGGAGAGGTCCATGCCGTACTACGGAGATGTACAGCTCAGCGAAACGCTGTATGCGTTCTTTCAAGTGGTCGACGCCAACGGAACTCCGATCGATGCTGATGCGACTCCGTCCGTCAAGGTCTATGACGGCAATGGGCTAGTCCAGGGACCCCTTACCCCTACCTTCGCCGAGTCCGTTGCCATCACGTCGGTGAGCAATCCGAATGGAACGAACTGCGTCGTTACATCGACGGCGCACGGGCTTCAAGCGGGACAGCGGGTCACGATCACGGGTGTCGTCGGCCATGCTCTCTCTGTGAATTCAAGCTTCAACGTGGTCTCGGTCGTCAACGGTAACTCGTTCACGATCAATCTGACGGGTAACAACGGGGCAGCGGGCACGGGGGGCTCATGGCACACATCAGGCTTCTACAAGGTCCAGATCGACGCAACGACCGGTAATGGTTACGAGGCTGGCATCGTGTATACGGCCTATGCGTCTTATCTCGTGTCGTCTGCCGCGAAGGCCCGCATCGACACGTTCAACGTGGTGTGAGGGTCAACGATGTTTCGTGGACGTTATCAGCAGGGAGATATCGTTGCCTTCCGGTTCGTGTTCATGGATGCGAACGATGTCCCCGCCATGCCTATCGAGCAGGTGCGATACAAGATCTTCAATCCGGCGGGCCAGTTGATCTATTCCGACAATGCTCCCCTCCTCGATACCGACATTACCGGTTCGTTCGCGGTAGCCCTTCGGATCACGACATTCTTCTCGACGCCCGGCCGCTACACGCTGTGGGCTCAGGCGAAGATGAGTTCAAACTTTTACCGCGACTACGTCCAAGTTTTTCGCCTCATTCCCGGCGGCGTATCCGGCGGTGGCGTCCATTCGCAGTACTACTGGAATCGTCCCGAGGCGGCCTATCTCGTGAACTCGAATGAGAACGGTGAAATCTGGCAGGGCCGCAATCCCGCTTTGACGTAGGAGAAGATCATGCCGACCACTCTCATCACGGGGCTGATCGGGAATGAGCCCCATTCGATAGTCCGCGCCGGCCATAACAAGTTGCTTCTTGCGAACGGCATCAACCCCATGCAGCGGTGGGACGGAACGTCGACCACGGGTGTAACGGCCGGCGTCGCTCCTCCGGGATCCGCGCCGACCATTGCGGCGGGTGCGGCGGGCTTGATCTCCGGATCGAATTACTCAGCGTATGTCCGTTACCTCGATGCCGAAGGGAACCCCAGCAACCTTTCTCCCCTATCGAATGTGATTTCGTCTCTCTCTGCGAAGCAAATCGACTGGACGGGAATCCCGGTTCCGACCGATCCGAAGGTCGTCAAAAAGCAATTACTGCGGAACACGTCAGGACAAGCGACGGTGTTCTATGTCGTTGCCGAGCTGACGAACATGGCGCAGACGACTTACACCGATAACGTGGCGGACTCGACACTCGCGAATCAGACGGCCGTGCCAATCGTCGACGGGGACAATCAGAACGTCGGGAACAGATTCACTGTTCCCCCATCGAATAAGGCGTGTCTGGCGCTGCATCTGGGTCGGGTGTTCGGAGCGGTGGAACGGACGGTGTCGGCTGGTCATCTCGTTCTGACGAGCGGCTCACCTAACGTGCAGGGAGTCGGCACGAATTGGTCGAGTTCATTGGCTGGGCGTCAGATTTACATTCCTGGTCAACCTGTCGCGACGATTCAGAGCGTGTCGAACCCTCGCGCCCTAGTGCTTACCGCGAACTGGGCGGGATCGAATCTGTCGTTCGCGCCGTACGCCATCAAGTCCGCTCCGGCCTATCTCCGTGGCGTCCAGTGGAGCGAGGCGGATTACCTCGAGGCGTGGCCGATCTTTAACGGCATCGTGGTACCGGACACCGGGGGTGAAATCACCGGACTCGCTTCGATGGGATCGTTCCTCTACGTGCTCGAGGATCGGATTATCAATCGATTCAGCTTTCAGAATGACCCTTCGAACGGCGCGTTGTATATCGCGACGTACCGCGGCTGTGTCAACAACCGTTGCTGGGTCGTCGTCGATGACTCGATCATGTACATGCTCGACCGGAACGGCATTCACGCGTTCGATGGGGGTCAGAAGTCCGATCCCATCTCCGAGCCGATTCAAGAGATGTTTCGTCCTCAATCGAGCGGACTTCGCATCCAATGGCGGGATACTCGATTCTGGCACGCTCGCCACTATTCCGATCAGGGGACGATTCGTTGGTTCGTGACGATGGCCGGCGGTCCGTACCCTCGTCATGCGATCTGTTATCAGTACCGTCTCAAACGTTGGTGGGTCGAGGAATATCCCGTTCCGATGCTATCGGGATCTGAGGCCACGAAGGGAGCTCCCCAAGTCTATCTCGGCTCGAAGAACAATATCGTTTGGGGGGTTTCGAATACCGCGATTGATGGCATCGTCGGTCAACTCGGCACGTCTGGTAAGGTGATCTCGGCCACGCGTTTCAAGCTCGTTGCCGATAATGCGTTTCCCGCGCTCGTGAATGGCTGCCCCATCGAAATCGTGAGTGGCCGAGGGAAAGGACAGAGATCGATCATCGCGTCTGCCAGCGGCACGACCGCCAATCTTCGAAGCCCCTTCACCGTCATTCCGGATCAGACGAGCGAATTCCTTGTCGGAGGGATCGGCTGGCATTGGATCAGCGGCCGATATCGATGGACGGATGGAGAGACTTCGGAATATCGGTCGGTCGACCTTACGTTCAGTCCCACGGCACGGGAGGAAGAAGTCAATGTTTCGTTGTACGAGGACTTCTCCGAGCAGCCTGTCGAATTCGTCGATGTCATTGGCCAAACGAATGAGCATGAAGTGACGTCAAAAGTGGTGGATCTCACAAACGAGGCAGGCTTCGAGTATCTTCGGTTCGACAACGCCAGAGGGACGCGCACGGAAGGCGTTCGTTTTATCCAGGTGGAGTTGGACGGGATCCGAGCGGCGGAAACGATTCGCATCCTCGAGGTCAACGTCAACGGAGCCAGCCAGTAAGCGAGATCAAACGTGGCGGACTTTGTCCCGGAACAGGAGACACAGCGGCTTCTCCGTCAGAGCTGGGACTATCCCGGCGGCGCCAACATGCTGGCAAAGGAGATCGCCAGTCTGTTCGACGTCTTTTTCCGGACACAAACGATCGGTGCCAGCTTCGCCCGTCTCGATTCTGAGCAAACCTTCCTCCAGCCGAATACCTTCGCGTCGACCCTTTTCATCGCGGCTACCGGGACGGCGAACGCGCTCGACATTACCCACACTGGGGCCGGGGGATTCGCCCTCAAAGTGTTCGGCCGAGAGGGGACGTTTTATCACGGACTCCTCCTCGGCAACCAAAATGCCTCTCTGAACAACGGTTATGCCGTGGACGTGCAGCACAGTTTGAGCACGAGCGCCATGCGAATTCTGCATGGTGGAGCGAGCGGGTTCTGTCTACAGACGGCCGGACGTCCCTGCATCAGCTACGACGGCTATTTGATGAGCCAACAAACCGCCGGAACCTACTCGTTCGAGGTAGCTCACAACGTCAGCGGTACGGCTGCTCGCATCGCTCACGGGTTGGGTGGACTGGCACTCGCCCTCGTCGGCGGGTTAACCATGACTGGTGACATCACGGTAACGGGGAATATCACCTGCACCGGAGTGATGACGGCCAGTAGTTACGTCGACACGTAATTGAGAGGTGATTCATGGCGTTCGGCGAGTTCATGAAGTTTACTACTCCCGACCAAATGAAGACAGAAGCGGAAATGCGCGTTCTGTCGACGCAGAACGAGAACGCGAAGCTCAAGGGGGGCAATCAAGGGGCTCTTGCTCGAACCTTCGGCGTCCACAATGGGAGCGGCTATTTCAATTCCGGGCTGATGAATCAGTGGGCAAGCTCGATCCTTCCGGATCAAGATTACGGCGCCAAGCTTCGTCAGATGGGGCTCTCTCCCGATCAAATCCAGCAACGATTCCAAGTCCCGAAAGTAACCTCGGGACCGATCTGGTCGGATCAACAAATTCAGGATCAGGTGAACAACCTGAAAGCCTCTTCCGCGCAGCAGGCCGACACGAACACTCGGAAGTATCAGGAGCGCATGGCTCAGCAGGGTTATGGTCAAGGGAGCCCGATCACCTTCGGCGCTCAGATCGCGATCGACAATGCAAGGATGGCGGGGGATTCGGCCGCGGAACGTCAGGCGCGATGGGAAGCGGCTCAAGGGAATGCCAACTTTCAGCAGCAAGGAGAAATCGCTTCCGGCAAGCTTCAGAATGATTACCTCAATGCCCTCATCTCTTCACAGGCCGCGATGCTGAACATGTTCCAGCAGAATCAAGCAGCACGGTCGCAGCTCCTCAGCAATGCGCTCGGCCAGATCTTCAGCTAAGGACTAACGCACCATGATGGGTGGCAATCCGAATGACGACCGTTTTGCGACAAGCCAGTCTGGTATAGGCATGGCTGGCGCGTCCGCAGGCGCTGCGTCAAAGATGGGGCAGGCGGCAAAAAATAAAGCGTCACAAGCGACCGGCCAAGGATCGGTGAACGTCGGTAACTTTTCTGGACCGATCGCAGCCGCCGGTGTTGAAGATGTTCAAAAGGCCGTATTCGGCCGCGGTTACACTGATCTCGCCCGAGGGCTGGCTCGCGCGTTAGGACAAGATCCTTGGTCAAATCGTGACAACTTCGAGAATCAACAGAACCAATCGCAAGCCTTCTTGAATCAGGTGGCGAATACCGGCAGAACCAATATCGTCCCCGGTGGATTCTCTACCAATGGAATGAACATCACACAGAACGCGATGGCCATTGGCGGTAAAGGTGCGGGTAGTGCTGCCGCGAACGCCATGATGCCCCTCGGACTCAAGGGACAGACACAGCAAGATCTCAGCGCACGTATCATGTCGAACGTGAGTCCGTACTTGAGTCGCGCCGAGGCTCTCGCTAATGCATCGGCCAGCAATCAACTCGAGCGAGCATTGTCCGGTCAGCCGAGATGGGCGCAGCAGGTCGAGAACACGTATCGATCTCAAGATGCGTTTGATGAAGCCTTTGCCCAGCGTGGCAATAAGTACCCGGTGATGAACCGCGATATGACTGCGCGGAATCGAGGATTCACTGGAACACAGACTCAAGAAAAGCCGACTTACTCTGACGTGCCTCCAAATAAGACGGGCAACCTGAACTATCAATCCCCGTATTCTCAAGAGCTATGGGTTGACTCGATTGATCCCAAAACCGGCCATTTTGACGCGCAGAAGTTTCTGAATCCCGTCACAACACCAACACTCCAACTCGGTCAGTCTCGCAATCTTAGAAACGAGGGTCTACCGTCGCGCAATATCGCGTCGGAACTTCGAGAGCAAAGCAGGGCAGGCCAAGCCGATGAGATGAATATCCATCAACGGAATTGGGCGGCTGAACCACAAGGGAAGCCGGATATTCCGAATGCCATCAATGCCGAAGTGAAAAGGCAGATGGCCCAAGATGCGGTCAAGATGCGTGTTCAGCAGCAACAGAAGGGAGGAGGATTCGGCGATCTTGACGGGCGTGCTCCTGGCGTTCCTCAAATGCTCAAAGAAGAACTCGCCAAACTGGATAACCCGGAGTTTGCCCGGCAGCAGTACCAGCAATGGGCCAAGGAAAGAGAAGCGAGCATTTGGGAGTCTTACGACATTCCCAAGAATCCTCCGTGGGGCGTCCCGATGAACGGAGACTTCGACGCACTCGGGGGGAGAGGCCCGGTCGACTTCAATGAGCTAGGGAAAGTCAAGCCTGGCGGTGGCGCGAATGGGTCCGATCATCCCCTTCGTCAGTTGTTGAAGCAAGCCGAGCAAGGGGTGAATGCTCAGAGGGGATTAGACGGCAGAGATCAATCGAGCAATCAGGACGTCATTGCCATCCCCTCGGAAGATCCTGATGGAGGACGATTCGGCAAGGAGTTTGGAGAGACGCTAGCAGGGATCGCACGATACGCGGATGGTCGAGACACCCTTGTCTCGCCGTACGACCCTTACGGATCGTCTGGCTTATATGGCGACCCAGGTAGTTCCTCGTTGACTTCGCGAGGCGGATTCCCGAAGGGAGTCAGCATCGGCGCGACCTCTGGAAAGTTTCTGCGAACACTTTTTGATCACTACATGGGCGGGCTTGCTCCTGGTAATTGGGATACCACCAACGTCTTGGAAACCGTCCGTAGATGGCTAGGCGGGCAAAGAGCGAATCCCGAAATCGATCCTCGTATCGAGGCGGATCTTGTTAAAGCGGGCATTGAAAAGGCTAATTCAGCACAGAAGGTTAATAACTTCCTCGGTGTCGGAACTAGGCAAAAAGGCCGAGGCGTGCAATACGGCTCTCACCCAATGTATGCTTTTGACAATGGCACGGTTTACAACGACTATGGAAGTAAATCTACGACAAGTGAAGGCTTCTTGAAAGCCGCTCGCTGGCAGCAAGACACAGCCGGAAGCGGAGAAGGCGGCCCCCCATTGCCTGCTACCATGCCCATCAACTCGACGGCGCAAGCGAATTTCATGAATGCCCTCAAAGCCTACGAGCGTGCTATGAAAGGAGCTGGTCACAACATTGGCCGAAAAGTCGCCCTTACTGATGCACGAGGCCAGATACGCGGTCCGGGCAGCGAGGTTAAAAGTGCCTGGCGCGACCACAATGGAGCGATTAGAGGTTACATCATGGAACGAAATGATCCCTTGGGAGATTAAAGGAGCGAATCATGCCAGCATACGGCGGCGGTGGAGTGGGTGGCGGCGGTTACGGTGGAGGAGGATATGGCGGGGGCGGTTATGGTGGGGGTGGCTATGGTGGAGGAGGATTTCCGAGCGCTGCCGGAGTCGCACCTAATCCAGCGGCGGCGCAGGGGACGGGAGCTCCGGCCGCGACACCTGCTCAACAGATCAATCAGCTCACGTCAGAGATCGGACGGCTTCAGTCGCAGAATCCCGCTCCGAATTCGCCGACCTATTCCTATCTGCAGGGACTGCAATCGCAGCTTAACGACTTGGTCAGCTCGTCTCGAGCAGCAGCGGCGCCTCAGGCACAAGGAGGAGGATTCGCTCGACCGGGAGTTCAGCCTCCCATGCAACAGGACACTAATCGTTCCTTGAACGACGTTGCGGCGAATGGGGCCGGTCGACCGATCGGCGCGATGAGCGGACTTCACGACGCATCACGTCAAGCGGCAAACGTCTCCGCGGGAAGAACGCCGACCGGCCAGTCGATTCAGGCACCGACGATCGAGGGACCATCTCAGAAGAGTCTCTACTCGTTCGTGCCGTCAGCGCAGAGCGGGCAGAATCCCACGGGACTCGACTCGAATTACCTCGGCTTCTTGCAGCAGGTGTTCAATCAGAATCGGCAGAATCCGGCGATGATGGGATCCAGTAACGCGAATGCGGGCCAGACGGGTGCCTCCGGAATTCGCGTTTAATCAGTGATCTTCGGAACGAGTGGTTGAGTCAGAGGGTGTAACGATGGGCGTCTCTGTCGATCGCAAGAAGGACGAACGAACACGTGGCGGGCTTCCGAGAGGAACCGCCAACGGAGAACCGTACTTCATTCCCGGACTCAGTCCCGAGATACCACGAGCGGGGAATTTACCTCGAGGTACGGCGAACGGTGAGCCGTACGTGATTCCTCCTCGTGAGGGTTCGTCCAAACAGTTCAACCCCGGCGAGTCTGTGGCGGCACTCAATGACATGCTCGGGGGTAAGTCATCTCCTCCGGTTCATTCGACGGATCGAGAGGAACCTGTCGTCGTCGCTGTCGCAGATAAACAGTCGGTTCCCGGGCAGGAGTCCCCTACCGATCTCACCAATATGTCTCCGGCGGATTGGAAGGATCTTCAGCACGTTCAAGACGTCATGAGCCAGATGCCCGGAACGAATGCGCGTCATTTCGCGTTCCGTGCGCCGGGCGACTTGATGGCGGATCCAGAGTTCCAGCGATGGGACGGGATGAGCGATGAAGAGCGTTTCGTGCGCGGTGCGATGATGGATCAGATTCGGAGTCAGACGCTTCAACAGCGGCAAGCACGGTTGCACGGACTGACTCCCCATCAGTTCAGCGGATTCGGTGGAGCGAATGACGGAACGAGCGCCGCGTTCTATCGAGCGGTTCCGAGAACGCAGGCCAATCCACAAGTGGTACGGCAAGCGCTCGAGGGAGCGGGCGATCGGCCGATTCAGATGCAGCAGGCGGTCACGGATGCTAATCAATTCCGATTCGCTCAGTCACCCCAAATGATGGCGATGACAATGATCAATCGTGGCGTACCTCCAGAGATGGCGATGGAGGGGGCAGCGCGAATCATTCAACAGTTCGGCGGCGGAGGTCGAGGAACGGCGCCGCCATTACCAGAAGACGACCCCACGCTTTCGGAGGCGAGCAAACGCGGTGCTGCCAAAATAATGGCGGCGAATCTCTCACAGCGTCCGACGATGGTAGAGCTGCTTGATAAGCGGCAACCCGAAGAGTTCGATACGAACGATCTCTATTCCGCGTACCAGAAGTGGATCGATGGGAAATTAAACGAGTCTGATCTTGCAATCCTGTCGCAATTCATTCGAGCTCGTGAGAAGTCGGGGAATCCGGTTCAGGTACCAGAAGGAATCTTGTGGACTCCATCTGCACAGGCGGGCCTGCGAGGATGGCTCGATTCACTCAGATCGGGTGTGATTGACTCTGACACTCTCCGTAGCAGGTATCAAAAGGGCTATGATCAAAATCAGCAGATGCATCAGCAACGCCGCGACGAAGCCATGAAGGGAATCGCCGATAGCATTCTGATGGGCGGCTGGTGATCGCAAGCCTCCTAGCTTGACTCAGTAGCGGACTTGTGCTCTCCTCACTTAGGAGGGCATATGTCTCAAAATAGTGATGAGGATCATAAGGGCACCGAAGCATTCAAAAGCTTCTTTCGTTACGTTGCCTTTTACGTGGTCGTGATTGTCGCCGGAATCGGCATCTATTGGCTGGTCAATTCGCCCATGCCCTTTCGTTGGTCAAGACGGCTTCCCTTCCTGTCATCAGAAAAGAGCGATGCCCAAGTAGAACTGGAACGCCATCATCGCGCCGTGGAACGCCAACTTCAGTACATCGGTGCTGAGCTTTATGACGCGAACCAACAGCGCGAGTGGGATTATTATCAGCGGCCTTTGCTGTACGACCGGCACCGTCACGACGACTGAGCAGGTTCTTCATAGCCCACCGGGGGCGTAAAGAATGATGGCGATGGGCCCAGTCTCTTCGTTGTTGGGTTGTTGTTGAGGAAGGTTCCGATTATGCAGATCGCTTCATCGATTTGTTTCTGAAGTCCTTGCAGAATCTCTCTCGCCTCGAACATCTGTTTCCGATTCTCCTCACGTAGCTCATCGACTTCAGCCATTATGAAACCTCCTAAAAATGAAGGGATGCCATCGCCATGGCAGAGTATCGAATCGTCTGCACCTTGCAGTCGCCGACTTGTAACCCTCTCGAAAGCGCGCACATCGTAAATGTCGGGACTGGAGATCAGCAAGGCTATTCGCGATTGTGGACGGTCAGTGAGGTCTATGTGTCGATGGATTTAGGGAATAAGTTCTACACGATCAGCCCTTCATCAGGTAAGCGAGCGAACGTCTATAAGTACCAGTGCAATAAATGCGGCAAGCCGACTCTTCGGTCCGCCAGCGATAATAAGTGGGACAACAATCTGGATTCACTGCCCGTCTGTCAAAGGTAACACCTTCGGACTGAGCCTCCCCTTGTCCTTTCTGATGGCCGGCGGTTCCAATGCACGAAATCAAGTGCATTCTCGAGGTACCGCCGGTGGACGACTTCAACTATCTCGACCCCTACTCTGTCGCTCCTGATCTCGTCGATAATCCCCTGGCCTATTCCGATCAGGCGTATCGGTTGCGCCGCCAACGGCCCAGGTACGACGCTCAAGGCCAACTCATCCCGAGTGGTCCGCAGTTCCCCAAGTTCCAACCAGAGGTAGCTGACTCACTCCTCGGCCAGGTGGGGCGTGCTGCCGTCGGCGGACTGCAGTACGTGGCCGAAACGCTCGACAAGCCGGGCGCCGCTGTTCGTGGGCTTCTCACCGGCCGTCCGGATCAACTCCTCAATCTCATCCCGTTCTCCGACACGCTAGGAATCACCGATCCCAGGGAACGCACAAGCGGAAGAGATCTACTTCAGAGTTATGGGCTGGCGACACGAAACGTCGAAGGCTTTCATCCATTCAAGAACCCCACAGATGCCTTTTGGGACGTCGCGGGACTCGGTACGGAAATCCTTACCGATCCCCTTACGTGGGTCACCGGGCCAGCTCGAGCACTGACGGAAGCGGGACAACAAGCCGCCAAACAAGGAGTGCTGAAAGCACCTGGCTATCTGGACGCACTCGGAAACATCGCAGGTCGAGACACGGCGACGCTGGCGCGGGAGGCGGGGGTTACGGGGAGGCTCGCCCCTACGACAGCGAGTCGGATTGCCGCTGGCCAAGGAGGGTTAGCGGCAATCACCAATCCTTTCACGGGAAATAACCTCGTATTCGGTACCGGGCCCATGTCTCAAGGCTTTGCCGAGAAAGTACTTCAGCCGGTCGCGAATACGATCACGCATAATCCGATCACGAATTCGGTACGCCGGACCCTAAGCGCGGGAGCGGGTAATGCGTCGACCGAACTGGGTCAGCGTATCGGTCAAGAGATCTCACAGCCGGCGATGAACCGAGCCGAGTTCCAAACGGCGAAGATTGCGGATCCAGTGTTGTCGACCGTCGAAGCGGAGAAGCTTGTCGGACCCCATGTCGAGCGGGCCATGGACTTATTCGCGACGGATGCGCTGAAACAACAGGAACTCGACGCCCTCACTCGTGTGGCGTCGGGCATGTCTTCTCTCGATGCGGAGATCGGACAGAACCCCAAGCTGGCAATTCTCTTCCCCACCGATCAGACGGGCAAGCGGTTGATTCCCAATGATGTTGGCGCCGAGATCCCCAAGATGATTCGCGCGGCTGAAGTCGGCAAGACGATGAATCATGCGATGAACTATTACGTGCCGGCGTTTCAACAGGTGGGCATCGATAAGAACGCGCTGGCCGACAACTTCCTGGCGTACCTACCTCGCCACGTTTATGACGATCCGAAGGAGATGAACACGATCGTCACGGCGACGATGCAACCGATGAGCCGGCTCGCCCAGGACTTCGCGCGCGTTCCCTTCTTGAAGGACATTCCGCTCGGCCGTGAAGCCATCAACGACATGGTCCGGGACGTTCGAATCAGCGGGCCTATTCGTCCAGGATCGATCGTTGATGATGCCGACGCGATTCGAACCATCCTGAATGATTATCTCGGCTTCCCGGATGAAGCTCTCGCGCGAGGGACCACTTGGCGGGATGGCAAGTCGAATTACGATCACGCCTTAGAGTTGTTCAACTGGCTCCGAGGGCTGCCGGCCGACTATGCCGATACCGGCAAGGATCTCTTCAATGCTCACCCCGCGGTCGACTTCTTCCTCGGCGTGAGGTCAGCGGAACGGAAGATGGCTCAGGCGGATAACCTGCTCGAGCTCGTCTCGCGCGTCGCCAAGCCGGTTCAAACCTCACTCGACGATGTGTCTGTGGCCGACATCATGCCGGGGCTCGGCCCCCTCGGCTTCGATACCTCGAAGGGAGGGCTCGCGGCCAGCGCGATCGGGGCGAAGATCAATCAGCAGCGTGGTGGCAATCTCGGGCAAGTCGATCTATCCGGATGGTTCATCCCTCGCCAGTACGCGGACGACATCGCTGGCTACATCAAGGCGATCAACTCGCGTGATGCGCACTCGGGATTACTGGACGCCTTCGATTATTGGCAAAACAGGTTTAAAGGCCTGACAACGGTTCCTTGGCCTTCTTTCCATTCGCGGAACCTGATGAGCGGCATGTTCTACAACATGGCCGCCCGGAAGCTTTCTCAGCAAAGTCTGAGTGATGCCTTCAGCGTCATGGCTGGACAGCCCGTAACTCTCCGACTCCCCAATGGTCAGATTCTGGACACAGCGAAGATACGAGAGCTCGCCCACGGTGGCGGCGCTCTTCGTGCCTCCAACTACGTGTCGGAACTGACGCAGGCGCCGGACATCGCACGGCCAAGCGTGGCGTCAACGCCTCAACCATTGCCAGTCCCAACACCGGATATGACGCAGGCGGCTCCCATCACTGGAGCGGCCGGACAGGCGCCGATTCAGCCAGGCGTGGTGACAAGCCAGGTTGTGCCGACGAGCGGAACGGATCTACTCTTCGGCCGACCGGCTCGGGCATTCATGGAAACGCCGGAGTCAAAGCTTCCCGCGAATGCCGGCATGGTTCGAAGCGCGATTGATTCCGCGGAACGGAACGTCGTCGGCCGAGCATTGAACGCCGGCGGCTCGATCGGGCAGAACGTGGAAGACTTCAACCGGCTGAGCCACTTCATCGAGGCGTTAAGGCAAGGATACTCCCCAGAGGAAGCGGCACTCTCGGTCAAGCGATGGCAGTTCGATTATCGGCCCGAGGCCTACACGTGGGCCGAACGCAACGTGATGAAGAGAATGATCCCATTCTTCAGCTTCATGAAAAACAACCTGCAGCTCGTCGCTTCAGAGTTACTCGAGAACCCGGGCGGGTTCCTCGGGAAGTCCATTCGCGCGGCCAACCAGCCTAACACGGGCGAGCAACAGAGCTTTACTCCGGGATACATCAGGGAGAAGACTAACATCCCTCTTGGTTCAGAAAGCAATGGCGCGCGGAAGTACATTACGTCGCTCGGTCTCCCCTTCGAAGAACCGTTCGAACGATTCCAATTCGGACCGACGGTCGGCGAGGGACTTCGTCGCACGGCCGAGAGCTGGCTCGGAACCATTCGCCCCGAGGTTAAGGGACTTCTCGAGCAGCTCGCCAACCGCTCATTCTTCTTCGGTCGACCGCTGGACAAGATGTATTCGATGACGGGATACCAGCCGTTCGATCAAATCTTGATGAATACGCCAGTCTCACGATTCGTGACGGCTTATCGTCAGGCTGTCGACCCGCGCAAGACAGCAACTGATCATCTCCTCAACTTCGGAACGGGTATCCACATCTCTGACGTACCGATGGACGTGGCCAGAAGAGATGCCGAGGACGCGCTTCGAACAGTTCTGAACCAATCTCCACGAATTCGAAGTTTCGAGAACTTCTACCCGAATCAGGCTGCGGGACCGTTGACGCCTGAGGAACAAATTCTGATGCGTCTCTATTACACTCAGGCGGCACGTAAGCGTGAAGCTAAGCAGAAAGCCGAGGCCAGAAAATGATGCAGCCGAGTCCAGGAATGACGAGTGGCGGTCCCTTAAGCGGACCGATGAGCGACAACTGTGGTTGTGGTGAGACGCCGGATTACGTGGAATCGCCGATTCCTGTGAAGTCGGGTTGGTCGCCTGACCCGATGGCTCCCACGGGGAATCCTCTTGTCGATCGACTGACGGGTGCGGCGAATAATCCGCAATCGCTGGTCGCTGGAATGGGATTCGGTCCCGGCGCGCAACCATCCTCTCCCACGGATTCGATCAAGCAGCTCCTCGCGACGGGAATGCAACCACTCGCCATGCAGGGGAGAAATCCCCTCGCGGAACGGATCGCGCGGGGTGGATCACAACTGCCTGCTCCGCCGCAGATGGACATGCCGACATCTCCCTTTGGCCAGCAGCTGCCGCCCGGGATCCAGTTGCCGATGATGCCGCCAGGAATGGGGAATATGCTGCCCCCAGGGATGATGGGGCAGCAACGGCCGGGAATGCTTCCAGGGATGGGTTATTGACGCGGCTGTGTCGCGCGGATCTTGTCAGCAGCATCTTTCCACGCGGCCGCTTCGGTGGTGCCTGTTCCTAGCGGCTGTTGCCCGTGATGTCTTTGGCCATCGAAAATATCCCAATGCTCAGGCCACTTGGCTTCTCTTCGACCGATCTCTTTGGTTTCTTTAGTTTGATGGGCCTCAGCCTTTGGGTAGATCGATTTGACGAAATCTTTATCGGACATGAGTTAACTCCTACGAGGAAATAATCGACTTGAACAACATATCGACACGTTCACGATAAACCGGGCCCAAAGCTTCGGCAAGCTTCTTCGAACGTTGCTCAAAGCTAGGCTTATTGGGGAAATCGATCCCTTGCATTGGATCGTGAGAATAAAAGGCTTCCCTCGCCTCCGTCAGATCCTCGACCATCACGGCCGAGTGATGGCTCTTTTGGCCCGCAATTGCCTTCACCAACACAATCTCCACCACATACCGTTGATTCACCGTTCGGTAGAGGCGCAGATCGTGCCAGCGTTTCGCGTCCGAGTAGTTCGGGCCCGTCACTTCGGCAATCAAGATCCCCTGGAAAACGAGCGGAGGGTTCCCCTTCCCCGATCGCTTCAACATGTGGCGGCGCGGTTCCTGCGAATCCGTTTCCATCGTTGCCGTTCGTCTCCGTCGCCAATCCTTGAACATAGTTCCCAAGCCCCCAACGATTTGCCCATTCCGGGTGATTTGATGCAACCCTAGTTGCCAGTTCTTCCTGTTCCTGACGGTGCGATTCACACCACACGCAGGCCTTTTCCATCGCGTGCCATTGCCACACGTTCTGATGACGTCTGATCTCATACCGCCGATGATTCATGCTTTTGTTGCCGATCTGTCGGCGGATAGCGCGAAGTCTCTTCTCACGCCCGATTTGGGGAAGGATCTCATCACGTATTTGGTCGTACGCCCTTCCCTGAGCTCGCAGCACACCAATGATCGACATGCTTTCAAGATCGTCCTCATTCGGAACCAGACGAGTCTTCCCGCGGTCCGATCCGAGGTAAGCCCAGTCGAAGCCCACAGGAGCGTACCGCCGACTCGTGCAATCCCATCCCTCGGCTTCGGCCTTGAGCATGGCATCGCGCGAGCATTGCTGCACGAAGGCCACGCGCTGATTTCGTTCCAGCTTCTTCACGGCTACAAGAACGGTGAGAAAGAACTCCCCGATCGGCGTACTGATGTCGAGCGTTCCCCAACCCTCGAGGGATTGGATGATCACGCGGATCCCGACGGCATGCCAACGCAATAACGTCTCGAGCGCGTCCGACGTAGAACGAAACGCGCGGTCAAGATCGGTGAGCAGCACAACATCTTCGGGAGAGACTAGGAAGCAAAGATCACGCCCCGCCGGCCGTTGGACGATCGGCGTTCCTCCGCTTGCTTCCTCATCGATGAAGATCTGATCGATCGGCCCCAAGCCGTTTCGCTCTGCCAATAGCTTGAGCTGCTCACGCTGGGTATCGATCGATTGTCGACCCGTCTGACGGAACGTGCTCACTCGCGCGTAACCGTAGACCTTCGGACGTGCCGGAAGGGGCGATGATTTCTCACGCCCCCGACGGGGTTTCGCCATGTGGATTACCTCACGCTTTCTCTTCATTGGTAAGTGTCACAGTCATTTGGCATCCAGGTCATTTGATGCCCTTGATGTCAGACTCAATCGCATACCACCAATGTGGGCCCGGATTCTTTCCGGTGATTGCTTCGATCCAGTTCCATGAGTAGTGGTAGGGATTGGGCGAATCGGTGAGTCCATTGGTACGGACATGGCGGATGCGTTTCATCGTGATACCCATCCGCTTCGATAGTGCTTTGATCGTGACATGGTGCTTGCGCATCAGTCGGCAGATTTGCTTTCCGGTCAGGCCGATTGTGTGATTCAATTCACGCCACCTTTCATGACTTTGAGACGATTGGCCTAAAGCCGTACGCTTCCGAATTCAGCTGATAACGTTTCCGCGCCTCCCCGAATCGGAACGTGATGAGCGGTTTGCCAAGCCTCAGAGCAAGATAGAACCGCCATGCTCTGTTCAGCCGCGTGTCACGGTAGAACGTGTGCCGTCCCTTCAGCGAAAAAATGTTGACTTCCCCATTCGTGCCGATGTCGATCGACCAACACGAAACACCCCGAGCATGGCAAGTGACTTCGAGACGATCACCGAAGAAGGTGAACACGTCATGAAGTCCCTCGTCGTATTCACTCCATCTGTCACGCTGTATGAGCCAAGACATTTCATTCCTCCGGATAAACCAACTGCCAAGGCTAGCCGGCCCGCTTCATGAGAGGGCCGGTTGAGCCCTGCCAGTCAGTTAAACCGCGATTCGCTCGAATTGTTGGTTGTTAGCCTCCGTCGGAGTGCTCGCGAGTTCCGCAGCGGTCCGCAAGATCAAGTCGACTCCCCCGCAGATACGATCAAGCAACATCGAGCAAGCGCTGATCGGCTCACGCTTGTGCTTCTCACAGTAAGCCGTGATGTAGCGCCAAGCGCCTCCGAGATCGGCATCAACAGATTGACCAAGGATCGACAGCAGAACTGACGCGCCTAACTCGGCAACGATTTCGCCTTCCATGTACGAGAGTGTTTCACGCCCTTCCTTCTGAAGAGCGCCGCGCCGATCGTCTGCCGCGTGCATTAGCTCATGGGCCCACGTGGAAAGATTCGATACCGAAAGGGCAATCACGGAATGACTCGACGAGTAGTAGCCTTGAAATCTCCCTTTCCCGTTCACCAATTCGACGTCGAGTCCCCACGATGCCGCGACTTCACGCAACGGCAACGATTGCACAAAGGCCTTGTGCTCTTCATTGACCGGCAACGGCTCGCCTTCGGTGTTGTCGATCGAGAAGACGGAAACGTGAGTAAACCCGGTAACGATGGCCCGCTTTTCCTCTTCGCCAGTCTCCGGATTTTTGACGGAAATCATCCGTTTTTTCGGTGCAAGTATGGCGAAACTCTTCGCCCCCTTCTTCACGCTGCGCCCTACTTCCTGCCACTGGCGAAAGCCTCGCGCATCTCCTCCGCCGAACAACGCGACCAAAAACCGGTTATTCCAGGACCACTTGGCGCAGGGCCGATCGTCCGAAATGTCGAGCCAAATCGACGCCAAGGCCTTTGGTAGATTCGCGGGATTCTTGAACTGTTCAACAATCGCCTCCGCAGATTCACGCGCTCGCTCAGTGTATTGCATGGATCGAACCCCACGCGGGCTCACAGCGCCGCACGCTGTCCAAGGACTAGGACGCCCTGGAACGTCACTTACCGAATGGCAAGAGCAGCACGCCCCGCGAACGGGGCGCGGTCGCTGTTGTCAGTCCGTAATCATCACGCCGAGTTCAATCTCACCTAGAACGGCTCGAAGGTTATTCCGGCAGTCCGCGACGAGTCGCTTATACTTCGCGATCGGTTGACCGTCCAAGCCTTCACGCTTGGCTATGTCCATCGCTCGCGCTGCGAAAGCATCAGCAATGCCGTACGTCGTGAGGCTCACGCATAGGCACCGCGACTTGAGAGGCGCATCGAAATCACCGAATAACGATTCCTCACGCCCTTGCGTTGTGGTGAAGATCACGACGACTTGAGACGGGAGGCGCTCGAGCAGAGTTAGCCAAGCTTGCACGGCTCGCGCTGTCATGGCATGCGCTTCGTTGACGATCACGCAACGGAAACCGCCGGTCAACGATCGGTAGCGTAGCGTTTCGGATAACTCACGCACGCGATCGACGGAGCAACCGTCCCCGTCGATTTCCTCAATGTTGTAATCATCGCCTGCGGTCAACGTGCGACTAATGAGCCAAGCAAGGGATGTTTTGCCTACACCGGACGGGCCATCGATCCAGAATGCCCCGCCAGCATAGCCGGGCCGATCGATCACGCGCCGGACGATCTTGACGGCTTTTTCATGGCCTGCGAAGTCTTCCCACGTCGCGGGCCGGTAACGTTCATGTAGCATGGGATTGAATCTCTCGACACATTCACAGCCGTGCCAGCTGATCGGAACAAGAGCGTCCGATGCGCTTCGTCGTTTCTGAGCTACTGGCGGTCTTATGATTGCCGTCAGAGGACCGCGAACCGTGTTCGTCTTACGTCCCGTCGCTCTCGACAGAGATACAATACGGCAAGCGCAACGAATCGTTGCAACAATTTTCGAAAGATTTTCAAAAGACTTTCAGGAGATTACTCACGTGCTGCGAGTAAGTCCTTTTGCAGAACGGCGCAAAGCTTGAAAGCAACGCGGCAAGAAATTCTGGAATCTTTGTTAGCTAGCCACGTCGTGATTGTGCTCAAAGGAACGCCAGACGATCGCGCCAATTCCGTTTTGCCCCTCTCCTCGATGAATCCGCGGAGTTGATCAGACATGCTTAACGATCGGCCCGGATGGTAACGGCTCGCCCTCTTTCCCTCCGAGACGCATAGATCACAACGAAGAACGCGGGCCAGCTGTTCCGCATGATCGAGCCGAATAGACCGCGACGGAATGTTGAGCCATCGGGAAAGCGTACCGACATTGATTCCCGATTGCCTGGCCAGTTCATTGAGGGAGAAGGAATCGGGATCCAGCTTGGCGCGGACTCGTTCCCTTAGTTGATCGTCGAAGCTTTCGAGTTGAGTCGTCATCTCCGCATCTTGCCGAATCCTAGCCGATCGTCAATTCCTCGCCCGGCCCGTCGCTATGGGAGAAGACTCCCTATGCCGAGAGAAGACACGCCCAAGGGGCGAGGCTTCCGACCGGGAACGGTCGGGTATCGGTAAATCAATCAAGCATTCACAGAACATCTACAGGCCACTTGCAACCAATCTTCGAGCCATTCTCGAAACACTTTCGGACGATCTTACCGCCAATCTGCGAATCACTTTCCCCCTGATCTTCAAAGCATTTGCGACAGACTTGCAACCAATATCCAACGGCTTGAGCAATACTGAACATGAGTAGTGAACATGGTGAAAAGGGATGAAGAGGGGCGATTCTTTCGATCATAAGGATAGAAACACCCCCAACGGCATACGTGCTTCACTATGTGGGCGCAGGATCGGCAACGAATGATATGACGCAAGTGCTTATCTATTCGTGCATTGTGTGATAGATGTTACGCGATGTGATCAGGAGCGAAACCCGCATACCCCGTTGGCCCCACGCCCTCCCGCCCATTTCTAGGGGCCCTCTCCCCAATTTTTGCCCTGAAAAGCTGCCCCGGAAAACCTTACTTGGGATGCCCGTCTTGGTGTCTGGCTGACCTGCTCTGCCATTTCGAGGGTAATTAACCTGTCTGTATGTCCGGTGGACGTTTGAAGGGCTGTAAAGGGCGTATACGGGGTGGGTGTACAGTGGTTTGGGAATCGCTTTTTCTGTTTCGGTCAAAGCATGTCGGATTAGGGGGTGAGGTTACCGGATTAGCTTACCGGGTTAGGGAGGAGCTTACCGGATTAGGGTCGGAGATGGAGGTGAGTTCAATCGCTGCACTGGCGGTGGCGGTCAATTCGGACAAGGGACGAAATTTGAACTCGGGGCGGTCGGCGGTTTAGATACCGGGCTGGTGGAAAGGTTTGTCACGATTCGGAAGGAACATGGAAATGGGTCTTTACCGATCGCTGCCTGTGGTCATTGAAGCGGTTCAACTTCGGTGGACCAATTGGGATGAGATCTGTGAGTTCCTCGGAAGCATCATCTCCGGGGAGAATCCCGGTCGTCACGTCGAAACCTACTCCGACACGTGCGGCGAGGGAGGGCCGTTCATCGAATTGACGATTCCGACTCTCGAAGGAGAGATGATCGCGCGACACGGCGATTGGATCGTCAAGGGTGTCAACGGGGAGTTTTACCCGGTCAAGCCCGACATTTTCGTGAAGAAATACGCAGCGGCCTAGCTTGTTAAGTTTTGGGATCGGAGATGAAGAGGTCGAGAAATGTCATGGTGGCCGGATCGCCGATAATTCGGACTCGCAAGCCGAAAGGGAATTCTCGAGGAACGACGACCGTTGGAATCATCTCTCTCATTGCGGCGTATTGCTTGGGTGTCACTTCGACGTAGCGTTGGATCGGGCCGATCTTCTCGAGTTCTGCCTTCGCCTTCAGCAGAGCGTCGATGCTGATGTCGGGATTGATCATCGGTTGGCCCTCGAAAAAGAGCAACCCCTCGACTCGTTTCCAAATCCAGGGGTTCGCAGAAGTCTCACGTCCATGAGTTTACCGTCTTCTCGGCAAACGATAATCCCGATTTCCCGGGATCGCGGGATTTAGGACGGTTTAGCGACGGAGCTAAATTTAGACGGGGAAATAAATCGACCCCGTGCTCAACCAAACACGGGGTCGACCACACAGAGGAGGTGCCACGAGCACCGAATCCCGATGGTCCGTTACCAGTTTGGATTCTTCAAGGGCTGGCCTTCGTCGATGAGAAAAGCTCAGCAGCGGCGGCCGCCTTGGAGACTTTGAACTCCCAAAAGCCCTCCCCGCCGATTGCTGCAGCGAATGCTTTGGCGTTCTACGGTACCCAGTGACTACACGCCGAGGATCATCCGACAAACTCCTTGTCGAACGCGGCGTCCGGCTCGCGGTTCCAGTCGAGCTCGGCTGGCAAGTATCCGTATTGGCTGACATTAGCACGGATAATTGCCGAGTAAGGCTCCGGTGGAACCTGTCCTCGAGCGTCGGCGTTGTGCAGAGCATTAGCGTCCTGGATAAACTGCTCTATCTCGAACTCTCTGGGCCCCTCGTCAGTGAGGAGGAAGAACGAACCCTCCGCCGCCGGTAGCAACTCGTCGCCCTCGAACGGAATGGTAAAGCCGTCGATCGAATCCCGCCCCGAAACTAGACCGTCAACCAGATAGGGCAAGCACGAGAGGGTCTTGTCGGCCAGAACTAAACCATGTCCTTTGACCAATAGCAAGGAATATGCGGTGTCGATGGAGATGCGAGGAGAAATAGTGCGTGGAGGGGCACTGGCGAGCACGTCTGGAATCCAAACCAGCGATCCGTCCTTGCTGAGTCCGATGACACCATGCGAGGCCTGCGGTTCGCCAACGGCAACGATGTCCACGATGTCGCCCTTCCCGAAGACGTGGCGAGTGATCGCTGACGGCGGCTGTCCCTGCGTGAGGCAGAAGGCCGCGATACCGCCTTTACGGCAGGCGGCGGCTAGTAGAGCCCTCGGTTCGTACTCTCTGACGACCGTGACCTTGTAAAAGTTCAGGCTGCGCTCCGGCGTCCGCTCTATCCTAACGCGCGGTCGGCTCTTGCGGCGAGTTGTGAGGCAAACCAAGCCGCCGGCGCCAATCGGCGCAACGAATTCCTGAATAGCGTTGACGGCCACTACGCCGTGCGCGCCGTTGTCGTGAGTGAGCACCACCTGTCCGAAGTGACTCTTGTAGAGATCGCTACGTGGGAGGATGACGATTTCGTGGCGAGATGACACGGCCGCGAATCGACCGAGAAAGGCTATACCGTTGACGGGGGCGGTGGCGACATCGACATTCTTCGTCGGGTGCACCTCCTTCTTCCCAAGCGTCCGACGGCTACCGGGCGAGACGCCGACTCTACCCGTTCCCGACCCGAAACAGTAGGTGTTCGTCCAGGGGCAGATGCCGGCCCAAGTGATAACGGTAGGTAACTTGTGGAGGATGTGGCGAAAAGGGGTACTAGTCATACGTGCTTTCCAGATTCAAGCCGCCTTCGCTGCGTGGCGGTAATGAGTCCGACCGCTTCCATTTTTTTCAGAACTTTCCGCGGAGGTGGATACGTGCGGCCGCCAGCAAGACCGTTCGTGGCTAAGGGCCAGTGTGGAAACCCGTGCCACGGCATGTTGCCACAGACGAACGGGAACTTGGCTACCTGCTCGCCGAACATCCCGAGTTCCAAAACTAGTCCCTCTCGGATTCGTAGGCCGAACAAGTCCCCCCCATTGGTGGACAGATCGTGCTCATTCGCTCGCTCGAACACACCAAATTCCTCTGCCGACGGAAGGCCGGGTAGCCACTGAGCATCGTCGACGTTGGCTGGCCTGTGGTGCTTGTCGTAAAAGAAATAGCACCTGTTGTTGATGGCTGTATGGTGAGGATGGACAGGGCCGGGGACTGTGTCTTCATGGTGAACGCACACGCTGACTCTCCGGTGATCCTGACTTAGTTGGTCGACAGGCTTGAGCGAGTAACCGACGGAGCCGGCGAAAATTTCGACGGATCAAACTTCGAGCCATCGTATCGCGCCTCCGATGCCGAATTTATTTTCTACTGAGATCCCCTTTTGCCGGGGGCCTCGACGTTAGTTACCTCGCAGTTTCTGGTTTAGTGAGGGAGCTAAATTTAGTTCATCAGGGATTTTGTTTGTCGGTCCAGTCAAAGCCAGCCGCTGTGACTCCGTACGACTCTTTTCCGCGCTGCTCGATTAAACCATTTGCTTGAAGTTCTTTTATCGCGGCGCGTGCTTTTGCTTCACTTCGAGGATCATCAGGTTCAACAAAGTCGAGTTGATTAGTGGCCACATGCCAGCCATCCAACAGGCCATACGCCAAAATCATTCCGTTCTTATCTTTCACCGCCTCACGAATGATTTCTGCCGCAAGCTCTGACAATGATACGCCTCTGTCATTGGGATGCGCATTGGGCGGGATTTCAGATTGAGGTTCTAGCAATCGTCTTTCCAGTACACGGATTTTGCCGGATATGCCATGCAAGTCTTTGATGATCTCATTGCCATGTTCCCAGAACTCAGCCATGGATCTGCCACCGTCCGCGAATAGGTGATGGTCCTGCAATTGTCGAATCTTCACTAATATTTCTTTCAATGGCTCTTTGATCTCATCTAACCCAAACTTGATGCGGCTGGTCAATGTGTGAACGTGATCATACGCACTTAATAAATGGGATTTTCCGTTGTTTAAATTGATCTGCCTGACCTCTTGTTCGGCGTGCCATTTCAGTTCGAATCCACGAAGAAAAGAGTCGAACTCGTCTGCGAATTCACGAAAGCGTTTTAGCCTCTCGTCCATAGGTTCTGCGTTAACAGGATTTTTGAGACTCAGCTTATGGACTTCATGAAGCTCGGTGATCACTCTGTTTAAGTGCTTGGATAGAAGGTTTCGCAGATTCTCGAGCGAATGATAATCAAAACAAATTCCTTCGTGCCGAATTTGTTCGCGGTATTCGCGAAGCTTTTCGAGCTGAGATGTATCGACATTGTTTGGTACCGGTTTTTGGGAAAAGTAGACGAGAACCGGTCTGCCGGCCTTTCGGAATTCCTCGATTTCTTCGATCGTACCGGAATCTGCTTTTCCTGTCGGAGTTCCGAGGCGGCTCCAAAAGATCGCGACAAGAATATCGGAGTCTTTGATAAGTTGACTGTTGATTATTCCCTGTGGCCGAGCGCCCTTCTCTCCTAATTCTGGGACCGAATTCGTCTCCCATTTGACAGGCAATACGGTGATATCGAGCGACAACGAATGGCCATCAACCCAGTCACTTATGACTTCTGGAACTAATCTTCGTTCTTCTTCACAATCCGAAGGTGACGCAATTAATACGCGATATGTCGTAGTTTGACGTGGCATGGCTCCTCCATCATGAAGTAGCGATAACGCTTGGGTCCAACCCGAAGCCAATGAACGGAGTTTAGAAAAGTCGAATCAGTCGCAACAGGTGGAATTCCGGGTTTTCGGAGGGTAAAACGGCCGGCGGATCCGGAGTCCCATAACCCGCCGGCCTAACCCAAACGATGCACCAATGTAGTCCAGAATGCTCTCGAAATCCGCTCTTCATTCGGTTATTCCGTCAGAAATCACAGAACTCGACGGGAGGATTCGATGCCGCCATTCATCAAGTTCACGAGGACTGAGCAGGGACTCAACGGGCTGACCCGCAAGCTGAAGTTCATCAACACGGCTTTTATCCGCGAGGCCGAATTCGACGAAGAAGAGAAGATACTCGAGGTTGTTGTCGGCAGTTCGCCGGATCGTGGCGGGGAATCTCACTATCTGCACGGCCAGGAAGCTGAGGATGCGCTTGCCATCTTCCAGAGCTTGAACCGGCCAAAGTAGTAGACCCCGAATCGACATGAGCTAGGATTGCGCCCCCGCATCGTTCGCCCATGCCGATCGGGGCTCACGAAACGTAGCTTAAAAAAAAGAGACCGACGGGCCATGCACAAAACCGCCGGCCAAGATCAAACAGTCAATTCACCTTAACTCAGTCTCGATATCTGCGCTTGGTTTACCAAACGGAAATGGGTGAACTCAGCAGACTCGACGATTAGTCGTTGTCTTCCATCTGAAACTTGCTTAGGTTCACCACCTCGTCTGTACTCCAAGTGATGCTTGACCTCAAATCGCCGCGTAACAGCTACTCAGGCGACTTTCCGAACCAAACCGAGCTACAAAGAATTGGTAATTTTGATCCACTTACATGATTCGTAATCATCGACGCATCGGCGTAATGCATTTTCTCGCGAAGTGACATAACCTTTTCGCGGAATGCGTCAAACGCTTCCTGGTCTCCGCAATGATCTGCCGCTAAGCACAAAAGTGCCGAAGGGAGAGTCATGTCGGAAGTTGGAATTCGTGCAAATTTAAAAAGCGGAGAACGCGGCTTTGGAAGAATGATCTCGAGTTCCTGTTGAGCTACATCGGGTAATGAAGGAGCTTCATTCGTTACCTGTGCATGGAACAGAGGATGCTTTTCTACTATTTTGTCAAAGTCATAGTGAATTGAATGGAGGAGCTCGCACTCTTCTTCAACATCGCAATATGAAAGGCGCACGGTGGATTTCGTCACTATCGCAGCCCCGCCAGACCTTCGCTGTATGGTCTCGGTTGCATGAAGGATAATATAAACTTCCTTTCTCCTGGCCTTCCATCGCGGAAGGTGCATTACGATTTCGAACTTCCATTCCGAAAGTGAAGCCGTCTTTTGGGTAGACCTAAACCATTCAGCTTCGGATCTAGGAAAGATGTCGATCATTCCACAGGGAGTCTGAAGGTGTCGAGTGAATGAAGCAATGAGATCCGCATACCGGGCTTGTCCTGGAAATTGTGACATATCTCGTTCTCTACAGCCATGGACCAAACTCATCGATCATCGTGCGACTCACCCGAGCCAAATCGGCGCCTCGGGGCAACCAAAGCAATTTGCCTGTTGAGTTTTTGCTACTAACAGGTTTGTTTGACAGTACGCAAACGAAGCCCGCCTGTATCGAAGGATCTACGGAGCATAAGCATGGTGCGACTTCTCGACCGAGGTTCGTCGTCGCTAGAGAGTTTCCGTCTTCGAAATCACCGAGTAGTGAATCAAGCCTACCGCGCCACCAGAGAGGCCCTCTCGCGTAGGAGAACGGACCCAAGTATTTGGCCGCGGAGAATAAACTTGCTACATCCTTTTTTCTGAACTCTTCTACGCTGATATTCAAGTAACTTGATGCGGCTATTTCATTTACTACAAGCCCAGGAAAAAATAAGACAGAGTCCCACAGCCAATAACCCAAGAGATAGGCGAGCCTCCGTGCTCTCTCGTCTGAAGAAGATTTTCCAAGTCTGGGGATGTCACCCAATCGATTTTTATCGCCCACAGCAAAGAGGGAAATTTTCTCAACTTGATCGGGCACTCCCAACAATTCGGCGAGTATCTTTGCCGGAGATGGTTGTCTGCCTTTCATCTTTTGCATTACATTTGGGACCTGCTCCTTCATCCATTCGAATCCTTCGGCGATGTCGACCACCTTCCGAGCGAACACATCTTGGGGAGTGAGGCTAAGGCGAATACACTCCTCTCTCTTCTCGCCAATATCCAAATATGAGATAGCGTCCCCGGATTCACCGCGTGCATAGCCACATTCCGGTATCGCAAGTCGTTCTGCGGCGCGGCGAACGGTTGGTTCTGACAGTCCACGGTAATCTGTGGCTCGCGATAGATCTCGGTCTGCGACTATTAGGCTGACCGGCTCCGCACGCTTCCTGAGCTCGCGCTCGATGATGTCTTCGAATGGCTCCGGGTCGCCCAGCTTAGAGGTTTCTCTCCGAACAAGAGGATATGCTTCCACCTTCCCTTTAACGCCAAGCTCTTTTGAAATAAGATCTTGAACCTCACGCAGATTCTCTTCCACGTCATCGAAGAGAAGTATATTCAGACTTTTCATTTATCTTTCCTCGGAAAGACGACTCGAAAACACGTGCTGAATCCCGGAGGCGGAACTTCCAGAAGGGTTATCCTTCCTTCAAATTCGCGTACAACCTGTTCGACTAATGTTAAGCCCAAGCCCATTCCGGATCCAAGCGGGTTGCCGACATCCGAAGTGGTGGTGAAAAGAGGATCAAACACTCTTCGTCTCAATTCCGGTGGAATACCAATACCGTTGTCAGCAACTTCAACGATATGTCGATCCTGTTCATTCCACGATCGAAAGCTGATCAGTGGCTTCGGAGTGCTACCGGCCGCTGCAAGAATTCCTTTCACCGCATTGGTAAAAAGATTCAGCAAGATGCCACTGTAAGCAGTTACCGGCAGCGGAGGTGTCTTTACAGATTCATCCACATCAATACTCACTTTGATGCCCCGATCTTTGGCAACAGAGCCAAAGTTCGCAATAATTCGGCGAATTTGGCTAGCAACGGCTAGAGGTTCATCGCGTAGAACCCGTGCACTTTGAATGAATAAACGAGAATAGTCGAGATACCCGCGAAATGTGTTTAGACGATGCTCGAGCTGATCCGCGTCCTTCTGGAGTGATCGATCCTTCTTTGCCAGTCGTTGTATGGCCAAAACGGTTAATTCTAGATCATGAAGTATTGCGCGACTTTCATGCGTCATAAATCCAGCAACAACGCCGAGCAGCCCCATGGTAACGAGGCCTCTGCGCGCTTGCTGAGAATACTCCTCTTGTTTCTCGACTTGCGCAGCGAGCGATGCGTATTGCTTGACAATCCTCGATTTGTCGGCAGATGTCAGTGTCGGACTATTACGAATATGGGAGATTGCTTGCTGGATGTCTTTCCGGGCCGACTTGGCCGCAAGCTTCGCATCCATTTCTAGCTTCTTCAAGAGAGCACGCTTGTCAACATGCGCAAGAAATTCAAGCCCACTCCTCACGAATTCAACTAACTGAAGGAAAGCCTGATTTTCGAGTAAGCCCTCGCGATCCATTGCAGGTAATAAATCGATTACATCTTTATTTCCTGCGTCACGAGCTGTCTCAATAAATACGGCGCCAACTACCTGAAAATTTGATGCGAGATTCAGAGCAGGGTTAATGGCCGGGTCTTTCTGAATCAGCTGGTTAATCGGAAAATGCTCTTGGGCAATTCGTGTGCTCCATTGCCGCTCATTGTGTGACGTATCATGATCAAGATGCAGCCAGTCGTCCTTTTTGAATCCATATGGATGAATATGAAAGCCGTGGTCAACGACTTTAATACCGCAGTTCGTTCGAACCCAGTTCCATGCCTTCCGTCCATCAATACCCTTTTGGCTAAAAACTCCCTTGCGACGCGGGAAGTAACGGATATCGGCAAAGAAACCTTTGGAGATGACGCTTGCGACACGCAGATTTAGTTCGCTCGTTTCACCAGACTCGTGTAGGTGCACCTTTATCTTGAGACGCGCTCCAACAAGTTCGACAGTCAATCTTGCCCAATAGTTATTCAATACGAGTTCTGCGAGGTCGAGATTCTCGTCTGAATCGGTACCGGGAAGTGTTACCTTGAATCCAGGATCGGCGCTTCCTACTCCATTTTCCGTCGCAAATTTACCGCGATCCAACCCCTGCAAAGGCGTGACGATTTGGAGGACATCCGATCGTAAGGACTGGTCGCGGGCAAAGTCGACTTCTTGTCGTAAAGAGCTAATTCGCAATACGGTTCCCGTTTGTGCGCCGGCTGGTGCTGCAATCAATTTGCAATGAACAACTGCGTGAGAGATGTCTCTTTCTCGATCGAGAGCGGTCCAATTGAAATCGGCGTCAAGTTGAGTGAGGAGTTTTCGACTCTTGTCGTATGCAACTGACGTCAGATGGAGATGATTCCCCAGAAATCTCACGGCGAATCTGCCAATACCTTTTGCGCCAGTGAGCGGACGTTTGAACCTCGGCGACGTAGCAAGAGTCGCCTTGTCAGATGTCGCGATTCGCATCCATCTGTTTCGAAAATCGTCAAGCGTCATACCGCTTCCGTGATCTTCAACGATCAGCGTTCTCTGGCCCTCTAACCGAACATCGCATATTGGCGAATCGGCGTCGTAAGCGTTTTTAATGAGTTCGACAAGTGCGACCTGCGGACTAGCGACGAGTCGCAGCCCTAGCTCTTGCAGCAAGCGTCCTTCGGTTTGAAACGGAATATCTTGCTCAGAGAGGACGCGCGGCATTTCTATTCACCTCTGTGGAATATCGATTGAGAGCTGCGTTAAGCTGGCGAACTTCGATTTTCTTCAACGTGTTTGCATGTGGAATAATCTGTTTTTCAAAGTTCGTTGACACTAAGAAATTTCGCAAACCGATCCGTTTGGACTTTGGGACCCCGTGCACGCCATGAATAGTTCCGATCCCAATCGCGCCAATTTCATTCACGACTACCTTAGGTCCAAACGAAACGAATCCTGAGCTCACCAGGATGTCCGGAGGTTTCGGCATACGGAATTGATGCCAGACGGTGCGAGATGAGCAGGTGAAGTTTGATCGAATCCCAGCTGGAACGGTCCCAAGGTACGCGGCCAATGAATCGCTAGGGCTCTCTGAGTGCGATTTTATCAACCAACATTTTTCGCCAGCGTTCACAAAGTGTTTTTTGAATGCACTTACCGATAATGTGGCAACTTCGGACGGCATAGAAGACATTGACGTCACGCATGGAACTACGTCCGACTTCCTGAGTCCGTTGTGAATTCGTTCCCCCTCCGTCAGAACGAAGAAACGCTGTGACCCGGGACTCAGGCCGCGAATAGCCCAAATTTTTCCCCGGCGTTCGTACGGGAGGATTTGAGGAACAGATTTTCGAGGAATCGGCCTCGGATTCATTTCGAAGTTATTCGAAAGATCATAGTGTCGCCACGAGCCGGATGATGATGACTTATCAATGAATGTGATCGAAGCAGTCGTCAGGACTCCTTCGAAAATGGGCTGAGTGAACCGATAGACATCTACGTCCCACGATTGTTTGCTAATGTACTCGCGAAGTGGACGCGATGATGGACGGCCAATCCATTCGTGCGGAACGACGACTGCCAATATCCCATCGTGAGCAGTGCGCAGGAGACCGAGGCACATGAAGTAGAGGTAAAGATTGAAACGACAATCTAGCTTCACTCCGAGCGATTTTGAAAGACTTTGGAGTGTTCGCTGTTTCCAACTCCCCTCGATATCGTGATGTCGGACATAAGGAGGATTACCAATGCAGGCATCATAACCTCTGCCTGAATGCTTGAACGCACAGCCTCTTATAATTTTGGCGTTCTTCGGGATCTTTGCATGCCTCGATCTTGTCGGATCGATTTCTATTCCCAAGTATGATCTGAATTCCCCGGCTTTCGCGAATCGTCCATCGCCCGCCCCCATGTCGAGGACATGCCCAATAGCAGGCCGACGATGTCTCAGTAGACGCCAAAAAAGTTCGATCACCCGCAAGGGAGTCGTAACTTGAGCGCTGCTTAACTGTTCATCTGATTTCATCATCGAACTAAAGACCCCGCGTTTTTACGCTTCAAAGTCTAGGATCGGTCTGGGCATAGCGGGGAGTAAATTCAAAACGATTCTGGCGGCAGCGATTGGCGAAGCGAGGCTCCTTACTTTCCACAGACTTTCTTTCAAATCGAGGGAATGGGTCGTAAAGATAGTCAGGTTCTACCGTTTTTGACGGGATTGAGATTATCACTGTGGATTATCCCGAGCAGCTTTTGACTTACTTCGGCATAGTATTTGATGGTTCATACTCACGTTTCGGTATTTCGCCCGACACTCAAAGCGAGCTTCCTTTTCGATCGCGACCGCGACCGGCCGATTGAGAAAACCAGGAAAGACTCTCAAGATTGTTACAACGACATTCGTCTCGACGCCCACACGGGATCTCATGGCTGAGTCGAATCCAAACGAGGTAGTTCGGCCTGCTCTCCTGCTCGCTTTCTAAGAGCGATATCCACCTGTCGAGTAGCTTCTGTTGCGCACCAATCTTGCCCTTCGATCCCGGTGTTACTTCGCACCCAGTCAACTCGAACGTCGCTCACCCTCTTGGATTGCCAAACGTCTTCCCAAAGATCGGGGTTCGGCCGTTCAACACAACCGTTCGCTGACTTGCGCCATCCCCAGCTATGCCACACATCTATCTTGTAAGTAATTCCGTCAGCGAGATATTTCATGTCGGTGAGAACCCGGATCCGCCCATTCTGCGGAGCTCGTTTGAGTCCTTCTACTATCGCCAGATGCTTCATCCGATTCACATTTGTTTGACGAATCGAACCGGCGCCGGTCTCCATCTCACCAGTACGCTTGTTGTGAAGTAGAAATGCCCACCCGCAAACTTTATTGGAGTTTGCGCCGTTCGTGTAGATCGTGATGTCGTGGTCGAAGAGTGGCAGAGTCTCGAGTTCCGACGTCGAAGACATCCTCGCTTTCTCTCTCTGCTCCTTCTTGTTTCGTTGCTCGATCGCGCGGTCGATCTCGACGAAATTGCGAACTGTTACAGCGTTGACACTTCTTGGCAATGACTCCGCTTGAATGCATCTCCACAAATCATTGTGCTTCGATGGCAGTTCGCTTCCTCGCAAAACATTTACGATGATCGGGTTCCGAACCATAAGCGTCACCGATCCTCGTTTCGGTATCATTCGAAGCCCGTTCAATGCCGCAGTCAGCTCCATCTCGAGCGGAGATGTATTCGAACTGTTTCCGCTTTGCTCTTCGTGTCGTCCATTAGTCTTCTCGAGTACTCGAACACGCCATGCTCCCGGTCCGCCGGAAACGCTAGAGCAACTTCCCTTCGCCTCGACGAGCCAATCAGATTCTTCCATTGCGAGATCCTCAGTTATCTATCGAAACTTTCAACAATCTCCCTGTGTGTGAACGGGTCTCTCAGCGAGGTCGATTCTTTTTTGCCGGACGCGAGTTAATCCTCTCTTGCTTGACAGCCATTGATCGAATCGCCTTCTTGACCGCTCTCTCAAGCTTGAACTTCTCGGTTCCAGAGGGATCACGCGATAGTTCGATTGAGATCAAATCACCGTCGAACGAGAGAGCTGATATTTCCAAGCATTCCATAACTTGCGGAACGCAGTTGGTTCGCTTCAGCTCGGATGCAAATGCTGCCATCTTGTCTTGATCGATGCACTTGGACTCTGGAAGTGGAAGACTTGATGGCACTGACCTTCCGTCCCGAAGACTTTGCGCCGACCGCTTTGCCTGTATGTTGCACCAGCGATTAGCGCGAACAGAATAATCTCGCGTCCAAAGGGCTTTTACTTCTCGAGAGTTTGCTCCAATTAAGAGGCGTTTCCAGAGATCGACGTTATCCTCTTCGCCTGCGATAGTCTTTCGACGAAGACCGGCTTCGATTCCATTAACAAGGTAGGTGAGATCAGACACGATGGTTATGACGTCGTTTTGCTTACATCGGCTGACAGCCTGGCACGCTGCTTCAAGTGCCATGCGGTACTTCGTCGTGTCAACACTCCGGCCGAATCCGGACTCGATCAGACCGGTCTCCTTCCTCTGAAGCAAGAATGCCCAACCTCCAAATCCTTGTTTCAATGCAACTGCACCGACCCAGATCATGACTGAGTTGTTGTGCTCCTGAATCATGATGTGCTCCTTTCGTTGCACGCCGAGCGCGTGCGGCTTAGGTATCTAATGTGGAGATTGGTAAATTGCCCTGTCTCCGAGTGATTGACATGGAGCTGTCAGTCGATCAAACGCCACGACCGGTATCGATCAATGCTTGTTCAATGGCCCTCTTGATTCGATCGATTTCGATCGGTGCTAATCGCTTCGAGAATGTGAGATTGATCCGACGATCGTCCGGAAAGAATCCGGTCAGTAGTGTCGGTTGACCGAATCGTTCCTTCTTTCCCCTCTTGGGAAACTTCCCGTTCCGGCGGTGTTCTTTGTTCTGGGCATGAGTTGGTCGAATAGGCGGATGAGGCGCCTTCTTCTTTCGGTAGGTGTGCTTCGAATGAAGGCATACAGCTTGACGCTTAGCTTCCGCGAAACACCACTCGCTCCCAATGTGTATGTCGTAATCATCAACGGAAACATGGATAGCCGTTACTCTGTCGTTTAAGAGGGCATGAATCTCCTTCCATTTCTCGATGTTCAGCAATGACTTTGCGTCTGATCCATTTCGTTGCCATCCATTTCGAGCCCACTTATCGATCCAGAGATTGATTCCATCGACGAGATACTGATCTTGAGAATGAAGCGTCACTCGTTTGTTGCTAGGAACGATCTTCAGTGCATTGATTGCTGCGATCATTTCCATTCGATGGTGTGATGTGTCGCCTTGATGGCCGCTATCTGACGACATGCGGCCGTCTACCTCAGTGTGAATTAAAAAAGCCCATCCGCCATCGCGAGACGGAAGCGAACAGCCTGAGATCCAAATCGAGTAGTCGGGATGAATGGCGTTATCGCTAGACATTGCGAACATTCCTTTGTTATCGCGACTGTATTACAAACGATCATCCTGCGATGGCGACTGCAACAAGTCATTGATGCCGGTCTGAAGAAGTTGCTCGAATCCAGCAACTTCGGAGGGGTGTAATTCCCTTGGAAAGATTGTCTGAACTTTGACGCCACAGACGTTGAAGTCGTATGTCACTCCTTTCGAGCGAATGCGATTCCTCACACTCGTCGCGTTCATTGGATCGACCTCAGGAAGCTTTCCGAGTCGGGACCTTTGATCTTCTTGTAGAACTTCGCTTGCCCGCTCAGTTGCTTGCTGGTCGCACCATTCGTTACCTTGATCCCCGTTATGTCCTTTAACCCAACACGCTACAACGCTTCGATTCTTGCAGAGCTCGCTAATTCGCTTCCAAAGGTCTTTGTTCTTAAGCTCGCCGGAGTCTTTCTTTGTTGCTTTTCGATTCCAGCCACACTTTTCCCACTTCTTCATCCAAAGGTTGAGGCCATTTACCACGTAACGACTGTCGGATATAACTCTCGCCCTCGATCCCTCTGGTATCGCCAACAACGCTTCGATCACGGCCGCCAATTCCATTCGATTGTTCGTCGTATGATCGACTCCATCGGACGATGAAATCGTTTCTCCGTCACGATCATCGTGAATTAGGAAAGCCCAGCCACCGTATCGCAGGTCGATACAAGCACCATCGGTCCAGATGGTAAAGCTCCCTGGAGTCTTCTCATTGAAACCAGCCATTTCAACATCCTTTCTTAGAAGTGCGCGTAGCAATCCTTTGATTCTGGTAGTTCAGATTCAAACTGCGGAATAAGGCTTTCGATCATTGGCGAGGTCGACGATCAACAAAACTGGTAGACCGTTAGGTCGGTCTGCAGGTGAGAGTCACGACCGTTGCTACATCGGAGAAAGACGAGCTCGAACCCTTTTGGGGTTAGATGCCGGCCTGAAGTAGCTATGGGATCGAAAGACGTGTCGGCGTCGTGGAATGCCTTTACGGCTTCGGGCATTGCGAACCGGCTAATCGAAACTCGGAACCGTTTCAAACAAGAGATGAGGTGAACATCGAAGTGGACGCGAAGAGACTGGGAGCTACAATACCGCCTCTGCGATGTTCTTACCCGAGACGATCTTTGCCGGACGTCTCGGGTATTTCATTTCTTGCCGCGGGCTCAGTGCCGCCGCCTAAGACAAGATACTTGCAGGAATAGGCAACTGAATTGCAAACGGCAAGTGCAGCTCCTTATTGAGTTCATCAATCTGGTTATTAGCCTCGCTCTCGAGGTCGCCCGCTCTCTTCCGCGCAACCGTCAACTGTTACGTAAACTGTTACACTGACGGATCTCGTTCACGGGTCGCGAACAATTCGCGCGTCATTCGTGACCCATTTTCTCAGTGAAATCGTCATGTCGCTCCCGAGTAGATTGCCATTCGCGGAGTCTCTATCACTGGAAATGCTGTGTTCCAGAAATGGGACCGGGGGTTCGAATCCCCCCCTCTCCGCTCCTGGTAAAGACTTAGGTCGATTAACAAAGCCAAATCAACCCACTTACTCGCCTGCCTTTGTGTGATCCTTTGTGTTGTTCAAAATTGCCTCTTTCGACCACACTGCGTCCATCATGGCTTGCTCGGCATCGGCGTAGAATTCCATCGTCGTCTTGATGTCCGCGTGCCGCATCATCTCTTTCAGGATCTGTGCTGGAACCCTCGCGGCCCATCGCGTCCCGTAGCTCCGGCGGAGGTCGTGAAGTGTGGCGAACCCGGTGAACTTATTCGCGCGGCTGTTGCCCTTCACCAGTGCCTTGCTCGATATGTTGGCAACGAAGTCCCGCGACACCTCGCGATCGCTCTTGGGGATCTGGCGAACGATCGGCCCATGAGGGATTCCGTCCGGGAACATCGACTTCAGCATCTCCGATAGCTCGGGGGTGATAACGACAACGGCGGCTTGATTCCTCGCTTTGTTGTCGGGAACTGATATCACCCGCCCGGCAAGGTCAATCTGCTCACCGTGAACCGCCATCGCCTCACAACGTCGCATGCCGCAATGCCACGCGAAAGCGACGAGGAGTTTCCAACTGTTCGAAGGGCAGTTCAAAAGGAGTCGTTCAAATTCTTCTGTGGTGATTCTCGCAGCGTTGCGGACCTTTACCTTATTCGCGCCCTTGGGAAGTTTTGGCATGATGATTTTTGGCATACGGCCGATGATGGCTTGATCGTGGGCCCAGCGGAATGCCGCCTTGAGGTAGGCCATGTTCCCGTGGATAGTAGCCGCGGATCGGCCTAATGTTCGAAGTTTGCTGGCGTAATTGCTAAAGGTGCGCTCGGTCACCTCTCCGATTGTCTTGATATGAGACCGCGTGCCGAAATCCGAGAGCACGGTTTCCGCTTTTGAAATCGTGTTCTCGGATCCACCGGCAAACTTCTCCTCGATGTAGACCCGCCTGAAATCGTCCCACGGCATCTTTGACGGCTCGTCATAGAGGTTGTGGTTGAGTTCGTATTCGAGGTCGGATGCCGCTTGCTTGGCAACCTCAGGATCGGCAGTCTTGGCGGACTTGGTTTTTCGCTTCCCTGTGACCGGGTCAATCCATTGCAAACGAAGGTCCTTTAGACCCTTGTAGTGCATAACCCAAACCTTGATGCGTTTTGCCATCGCTGCCGATCCTGAATTGGGCGGCATCCATGCCCGGGGTTGGTGAGGCCTACTTAGGCCAGTGCTTCGTCTCTTTGACTACGTGCCCGGATATCATCGAGGGCTTCATCTCTCCACACTCTGACGCTTGGAGGCGCCTCGATTGCCAGCTTTGCTAGCGACCGATCGCGCGGAATCTGAAGATGTATCACGATCTCGCGACCGTCCCCGAGCATGAGGAAAAGAGATTCGCCTGACTTTCGTTTGATGATCAACATGATGCGTGTTCCTTCATGGTTGTGGTGATGAATCAAGTCATGCTGATCAGGTGAAAAGGATAAGTTTGCCTTCCGCCCCAATTGACTTTGTGGCGCGGAGTCTCACCTCGGTCATCGTCTCATCAAGACAAGCGAGTTGACGCTGATAGCCCCTAAACAGTTCAATAGCCCGTGGGCTTCCAACGAAGTCACCCCTGAGACTTTCCGTATTCCAAGGCACACAGGGATCTGGCTCGATACAGAGACAGTAATGTTCAAGGTGATTTGCAAGTGTCGCAACTTCGTGCGTCACGTTATCAGAGCCTGTGCGCGTGATTTTCCGATTTTGAATGCCATAGACACTCGATTGATCAAACACCCATGGAGCCGAGGCCCATACAAATGCACCGAGTGGCATAATGGGAAATGCCAGCGGGAAGCCGATCTCTTTGAACAATCCGAGGTCGAAGACTTCACCGAATGAAGTTGGTTTGGTAGCTTTCTTCCTAGCCATGAGGGGGTCCTTCCTTCGTGGTTAGACCGGCCCGTAGAGGTGGTAGCTCGCGGGTCGGTCGCTTGCCTTTGTCGCCCGTCAACCGCTGACGATGGCGAGAAAAACCAGCGCACGTTGAACCATGTCGAGAAGTTGGACGGCTTTGAATTGATGAACGGGCAGAATGCCGCTATGAATGGCGTCAGCCATGATGCCGACCTTCTCGGGGTTCGGTGTTCTGGTTAGGTTCGGGTCGGTGTTAGTCGCACCGGCCCGAACTGCCTTTCATCGTTAGCCATTCGCCGATCATCGGTCAAGTAAAATCCGACAGCCAAGTCCTAAGCGAACGTCATGTAGCCCTTTCTCTTGACGTTATTCTCGATCGACTTCAGCGACTGGGTTTGCTTCTTCTGCTCCTCCCGAGTCTTCTTTGCCTCATCGAGTTGCTTTTGTGCAACGTCGCTCATGCCGCCAACTTGCAACGCTTGCAATGCCATCGGGTTGAACGTGCCTCGCGAGGTCACATTCTTCATTGCTTCGCTGACACCGTCGGTCCCGTTCTGTGCGGCGCGGTACGCCGCAACATTGATTCCCTGTTGACCCAAATTCCTCTCGATCCTCGCCCGCTTTCCTTCGCTCAATGAGTCATTGTTGAGCATGGCGAGTTGGCGTTGCTGCCTCTTGTTGGGCTCAACGGACTGGGTCGACGACACATTAGGGGAAAGGAGCGGTAAATCTAAATGCTCAATCACTTGCTTTGCTTCGATCGCTTTGTCTATCGCCCCTTCCCATGCTCGCCGTGCCTCATCGACCTTGGCGGCTTGGGCGGCAATGATGCTATTCGTCGACGACTTGATTCGCTCCTCTTCGGCGGCCTGAGCTTTGTCGATTTCGAGTACGCGATTTTGGTGCTGCTGCTCGAGTCCTTCCATCACGCCGTTGTAGGTTTTGGCGATTGCAGCCCTCTTCCTCGCACGGTCCATCTCGATATCAGCGAGCTCTCGCTCTCTTTTCTCCGGACTAGTTGCGCGATCATCAATGCGTTTATGGGCATCGTCGAACATCTTTCGGATCGATGCCGAAGTTCCATTCGACACGATGCCAAGTACTTCGAGTCCCTTAATCGCCTTCTGAAGAAATGTCGTGAAGTAATCCAGGGCATTGAGGAATATCTTGGCGAAAGAATTGGCGATATTCGTCACGCCAGCTTTGATGAATACCTACCCCTTCTGCATGAATGCTACGATCTCCGTCCATCCCACCCGGAGAGCACCCCACAAACCAACGAATGATGTCGCCACACCGTTGATGGCGGTCTCCCATGTGTGTGCAAAAACGGAAGTCACCTGATTCCACATTTCAAGGAAGTACCCTTTCCATGTAGCCCACGTCGTCAAAAGTGATGATGTGAGTTTCGTCCACTCCAAGTTGATGAAGGTCGTAACCACCTTCCAAGCGGACTGAATATCGCCCGCCTGAATGGCACCAGTGATCGCCCCAAAGCTTGCGACAGCCTCGTTGGATAGCTCGGTGAATGCTCCGACCAGACTTGACACCATCGACTTTCCGGCATCCGTGCACGTCGTGAACCAACCGACTAGGCCCACAATCCCAGCGACCGCAATTCCAACGGGAGATACGATCGCCCCAATGGCCGCCGTCACAACTCCGAATGCCGCCCCCACGGCCGTTATTGTCGCCATCACGCCGCCGATCACAGCGCCGATCGATGTAAACAAAGTGCCTGCCACGACGAGTGCAGCGCCCACAGCGGCCACTACGCCGATGACTTTGACGATGCCTGTGACAAGATCACGGTTCCGTTTCATGAAATTTGAAACGTTAGACGCTAATTGCATCAGGCCGGTAGTCACCTCCTTCAGCCATGGAGCGAAAGCAGAGCCGATCAGAAAACTTACCTGCTGAGTGAGACCATACAGCGCGTCCTTGAATTCCGCCGCGGCCGCCGCATCCTCTGACGACATGATCAACCCAAGCTCTTTGGCCTGATTGGTCAGTCGAGCGATTTCAGGTCCGCCCTTGGAAATCAATTCCGCCATGTTTTGGGCACCCTTGCCGAATACTTCCATCGATGCGGCGGCTCGCTTCGTTGGATTTTCGATCTTCGAGAGGGAGTCAACCAGCGTTGTGAACAAGTCCTCAGGCGAAAGACTCTCCAATTGCTTCGCCGAGAGACCCAGTTCAGACAGCGTTTTTGCGGCTTCCTTGTTCCCGCCGGATGCTGACGACACCACTTTTTGAGCCTTAAACAGGCCCTTTGCCATATCTTCGAGCGAATTACCCGTGAGTTCCGCGACGTACTTCAAAGCCGAGAGAGACCCGACTCCAATCGAGGTTTTCTGCGAAAGGTCGTCCAGCGAATCCCCGGTAGAAGTGAACATCTTCGCCGCGATGCCGAACGGGGCAAATGCCGCCGCCGAAATCGCGGTGATCTTGGTTCCGATCATCGAGACGGCGGTCCCGAAGTTTTTCAATCTAGCCTGAGCCCTCGCAAGGCCCTGCATAAGTGACGCGTCTTTTGCGGTGAGTTCCACAAAGGCGCTGCCCGCTTTAATATCCCCTGCACTTGGCATGGAAAATTTCTCCTTAGCTCGTCGGATCTTCCACACCGACGAATTCCTCTGAACCAAAAAACGTGAAGCCACATTGGTCACACGTTAGCTGTGCCCGGCGTTCGTACGGCCCGAGCCGAACTTGCTTCCCTTTTGCGGCAGACGTCCGCATTCGCCCTCTGTGGCATTGCTTGCACAAGAGGCGTTTTGGTATCGGCCTAATCTTCGGTGGCCTAGGCGTGTCAGCTAGGGCCCTTTCCGTCGAATCACGAATCATGGCCGCGACCTTAAACAAACTAAGTGTGGTTTTTCGAGTTTTCCGGGCGAAATCGGGAAACGAATATAGCCCGGGGGAAGGACCCGAAAGCCCTCTGTCCACATATGGCCACATCTGGTCACATCAGTGTCCATATATAACCTCTTGCAATGAATAGTCATATAGTGTGCAGCAACATAGACTTAGGGCATTTGATTTCTGGCTGTCCATATTGGTCATATCAACACCCCATTGTGCGCTATATAGAGAGCGATTATTGGGCATGTACATACCTGTTTCCTTCCTCTTCTCTCTACACCCGCGTAAATGAGTTTTTGATATGACCAATATGACCACCTAGGTTTTTATCATGGATTTGATGTGGACACTGATATGGACAGATATGCCCACTTATATGGACAGGCCCGGTCGTGGTCACATTGTCCACATTGGTCACATATACTTCCAAGTCAGTATTCATTCTCATTCCTCAGGCCGATGCCGAGATATCTGATCATGCGGTGACCACCTATTCGGATTCTTTCCTTATTGATCTCTGGAGTTGTCGCTCTCAAGTCGCGACCAAAGACACGTTCGTCGCTCACCTTCAATTTCCCGTGTTCCTCGCAGTAGTCCTTCCATGCGTCGTAGAGGTCGGTCGTGGCGACATTGTGGCCTTGTCCTACGTTGCAGCAATCCCGCACGAACGCTGCGACTGGACTTGCGAGATCTTCCATCTCCTCAACAATCTGCTGAGAGTTTTTCGGCTCGGTAAATCGCTCTTGCCTGTTGAGGTTATCCCACCCCTGGATTGCCCAAAGCAGGATGCTTGAGAGTTCAGCGAGCAACTTCTTTTCAAGCCTCTTGTCTTCTGCCCCCAGCCAAGATTTCGTCATCGAGAGGATAACGAAGCGGGAAGCGAGCGCGCCTGAGGCATCGCCAAGCCTCGGAATCTCGTTCGTGAGAATCATGAATCGGGTAGGAAGCCGCACGGTGACTGGTGTGGCGAATTTCCGATCAATAGTGATGGCGTCCTCACCTGAGATCGAAAGAAGACGCTCGGTGATTGTCGCTGCATCGGTCCGGGAAGACAGTCGTGCGTCACTGACAATCGCCAGCGGCTTGCCTATGAGAGGAGACAGGCCAAAATTGGTGGCAAGGCTTGAAAGTGTCGGCCCAGCAACGTTGGACTTTCCAAGCAAGGCTGTCATAACCCTCGCGATGGTTCCCTTTCCTGATCGCTTGGGGCCCACAGCGAGCATGATCTTTTGGTGCCTCGTGTCATTGGTGAGGCAATAGCCCATCCACTCTTGCAATGCCTGCTTTGACTCCTCATCGTCCCCCCAGATGGAATCGAGGAAAGAAAACCAGTTGTCCGGCCGTGAGGCTTCCGGGTTAAAATCGCATCCGAGAGCCGACGTATTGAAGACGAGTGGCGTCGGCGCGAAACGATGATCCTTGAGGCCCATAACGTAGCTCGGAAGATGTACAACCGCGTTTTGAGTGAAGATGCATTCCTCGAGTGGGAAAGGTGGCTGCCCCTCCCCAAGCCATGCGGGTGGCTCAATATCGCTCGGAATGGCAATGATGCTGTTCAGGGCATTCAGGGTATCGCCGATCAGTCGTTTTGAAACTCTCATGGCCTCTGGTTTCTCCGCGCCATCGCCTGAAAGTTGCAATTCCAAGACGTTCAGTCGATCGAATTCGTCCTTGATGGATTCTGTGAGATCGGAACTCAGATCATCGCGAACAACAGTGCAGAATGATGCTGCCCTCCATGCGTGATACTCTTCGCGATGGCGGACAAGTCGGGCATGGTCCACATGGTCATAACAGTTCTGAACGAAGCATCGCGCGAGCCGGTGAGGGTCGTCGTCGGCTTCATTCGGTTTGTATTCTTTGGGTGGGGTTGCTTCGCATACTTCGCATTGATCAACGAGGGCGATGAGTTGCTCTTTCGTTCCGCCGGCAGCAAGCCAGTCGCTGACGTCCTTAATGGACGGCCCGGAAAGATTCAGGATTTTGACTGATGCCGCGATGGGCTGGATCGAGGCGACGAGTTTTTTGGTACGCTTCTCACCAGCTTCGTCGTTATCAGGGAGAATGACAACGTGCCGGTCCCGAAAGTGCTCGTTGAACTCAGGTAGCCATTTCGCCGCGCCGCCCGCATTCGTAGTCGCGAGCAAGCCCACCGCGGTGACGTTGTCGACGTCCTTTTCGCCCTCGCAAAGAAAAATCGGAGTTGAGGGATCGGCCGCGAGGATCGACGGGAGACGGTAAAGGACTTGTCGGACACCCTTGATACTCCAAACCCATCCATTGCCATCGGGTCGACGCTGCCGGAAATCCTTGGGATCCAGTCTGCAAACCTGAAAGAGCAACTTTCCTTGCTCATCAGTGTAGTCATAGGTCGCGATGACATTGAATTTCGTCGATCCTGAATCCGCTTTCGCTTTCTGACGATTCAGCGGAAACAAAATGTCGCTTGGTCGAAGATTGGCATCACGAAGGGCGTTGACGATGCTCAGGGTTTGGCACCCTGCATGGCAATGAAACAACATGCCGCCGTTATTACCGATCGAGACTGCGAGCGAGTTTTTCGAGTCTTCGTGCGCGGGACACCTGCACGTCCATTGCTGAAGATCGGTCTGAGTTAGGTTGCTCAGCCTCTCCAGGACGATTTGGTAGGCCGGATCTATCGCCGATGCAATCACCCTTTCCCCTCCGATTCGCTGATCAAAAGGGCTCGATCCAAAAGCCCCTTGAGGCATCCTGCCTTCCATTCGCCGTTCCGCAGATAGACCCCGAACAGTTGATCAAGGTCCCATTCGTCGAGGAAAACGCCAAGCTGGTCAAAGACTGTCACTCTGAGTGATGCGCGATCGGCGATTGAATAGGCGCTGATGCTGGCTGGGTACTTCGCTCTTGCTGGCTTCAGCCAGAATGCGAAACCGCCTGAAACGTTCCGGGCGCGAACGTGCCAGCCTTGATCAGCGGCCCATTGCTTGCCGCTGTCGTCGCGAATTGTGTCAAGCATGGCGTTTCCCTTTCGAGGTTCTCAGGCGATCGGAATAACCGCGTCCTCAGCAACGTTGTCAAGGACGTGCCGAAGGTGTTGGCCTGCGACGTCGGTTTGCGAGACACCGATTTCGCAACTCCAGTTAAGAAAGGCGACCAAGGCCGATCGTGAAATCGCTGAGTACCGACCGTCGGCGGAAAGGTGAACCTCACTCCGCCAAATAGGATGAAGAAAACAGAACACGTCTAGGAGACTGTTGATCAATCGCTGATTCATGGCACAACCTCTGCGCGTACCGGTAGCGAGTCCATTCACTGGGTTTTGAATTTCAGGTAATGAGAAGCATGGGCACGCCGGGCCATCGTGCGGGGAAAGGTGACCCCTCCCGGCGTGCCCAAAGAGGACTTAAGCTTCGCCCTTCGACTTCACGGCCGCACGAAAGTCACCCATGCAAGCGCCATAGTCGAAGTACACACGCCACATCAGAGCAAGCTTCGTGGGGTTACTCTCAAGCCCAAAGAACTCGACGGTTGGGCTCTGCTGCCCATTCAGAAACAATACGTGCATTGCGGCAGCTTCAGCCGGCCCAAAGAGGTACCAAGCATTGGATGAGTTGCCGGTGAAGTTCGGGTTTTCAAGACGGCTCTCGACAGAGACATTTTTGATAGACCCTGCGAGCGGGTTTGAAGCACCCTTCGTGACATCTGTGTTACCTGACACAACCAGAGTCTGAGATAAACAGGATCGTGCCGTAAATTCAAATGTCGGAGTAACAAGCAACGTCGTCGGCTGAATATCTAAATCTCTGCCGTCGGCGTCACGCTGCTTTCTCATCATCGTAATAGCACTGGACAAAGGCGAAATGTCTAGTGCGGTGCTAGCTCCGCTCATGTAATTCTTGTTGCCAGTGGTAAAGAATCCACTCGACGAAAGCAACGTTTGGATAACCAGATCAGAGAGCCCACCCATCGCAGATTTTCCAAGGGCCGAAGCGGTCTGATCGAACAGCGATAGGTCATCGTCGATAATGTTCCTCCGGCTGACTGATAGAGCCATGCCGTAGGTGTTAATACTCCCTGTGACGACTGCTTCACTGACTTGTCCAGACTCAAACTCCCCATGGTGACCCAGATTGGCAGGCTTTCCCAGAAAGCTTGGGGCAATCATTGATGCCGGCTTGAAATTAGGTACGCTTCCGACCCGACAGAATTGCCTCCAGAATGACGGCGCGAGGTTGTAGGCTTCGAGCAAAACCTTGTTGGCAACATTGCCCAGAGCCACCGGCAAATCAATACCTGAGGCACCGAAAGAGGCGTGAACCATCTCGTTCGCGTTGTGCGGCACATTTCGGCCGTTCAACTCGAAAGATGCCTTCACTAGGTCAAGGCAGTGATTCGCGCGAAGGTCACGCGCTCGTTGTGCGACCGCTTCACCGAATGTCTTTTCGGCGAGCGACTCACGACCCATTTTCATGAGGAAGCCAGCGGCAAGGATGTCTGGCGTGTTGGCTGCGTCATGGTTCGAACCTCGGACGATTGGAGGTTTCGGACGGCTCGCGCGCAAAACCTCGAGCTCTGTTCGCTTCATATTCCATCCTTCCTCTACCGCCCGAGCAGCAATGATCGGGTGCTTCTCAGCAATCTTCGTGACTCCGGCGATTCGAGCACTTTCGCGAGCCTGCACAAGCTCGTTGTCAATGTCGTCGTCGACGTCGTTGTCGCCTGATGCCTCAATCTGACTGTGGATTTCCTGATATCGCGTCATTAGCGCCGGGGTAAGATCCGAAGCCTGTAGACCGCACGATTCGAGGAATGCGTTAAACTCCATGCTGTTGCCCTTTTTCTTCGCCATCCTGGCGGCAATCGTTACGCTTGTGGAACCGTCGGCACCCAATGCGACGACGCTCACCTCGCGAAGTGTTCCCTTTTCGACAAGGATAAAACCACCCTTGCCGGCTTTGATTTGGCGATTGTTGACGTTGATCGATTCGCCTGCCTTGATGAATCGGTAACTACTCGGCTCAACACCGATGCTTGCTTGGAATTGGTGACCGGCGCGCGAAAGCTTGGTAATTTTGTCCGCACCGTCTGTGCCCGGAACGAGGTTTCCAGAAACGAAAACCCGTCCATCTTTGATTGTCGCAACGCCCTGGCCAGCGATCCCATCGACAGAAGAATTGTGATCGATGAGGATCGGGATTGAGGCGTTCATTGAAAGGCCGGCAACATCAGTTACGAGCGGGCCCCATCCGCCCACCTTTATCAACCCACCGTTGTAGGCGACGATGGAGATCCGCGGCGGCTTCCCGTCGGACGATGCTTTGATTTGGCACTTACTCTTGAAGGTGAGAAGCTTAGGCATCGTCGTCGCCCTCGCCGTACATATCGACGATGCGGGATGACTTCGCTTTGGCGACTGGATCAGGACGCTTACCGCCCTTGATCCAATCGAGAAGATCAGAACCCAGGAAGTAGTCTTTCCCGGCGCGACGGTAGGATTTTAGGCGGCCTTCTCGAATCTCACGACTGATCGTCGAATCCTTGAGATCAAGACCCTTCAGGCCAGAACGATCGAGAATATCGTCCGGGCCAAGTTTTAAATGAGCCAC